TGCATCCGCCACATATTCCGGGAACACTGCACGTTCTTTATAATCGTTATAACGAGTATAGCCATCTTCGCCTGGTTTCATACCGTCATAACGCATAGCAGGTGTCGGTGGAAGATACAAAGTACCTTGAGCCTTGATGTGGTCAGCTCCAAGGAAACAGTCTCGCATCTTCAACCATAATGCACTAAACTGTAAATATTTAGGATGAACCGAAGAAATGGCCATCTGTTGAACTCCTTATGTCCCCACAGTCTTACCGACACTACCGCCACGTGCTTCGTTGGCTATACGATAACGAGCTTCGTCAGCAATGTGGTCTTCAGAATCAGTATCGACATCATCAAGATCATCTTCGTCTCTAGCAAGAGTTGGAACAAGATCTATAAAGTGATGACAGTTGTCAAAAATAAACATAGAAGGTCTTTCACGTAAAGCGGCAACCTTAGGATCTGGAATTGAAGCAGCTAAATATTCCCGCATTCGTTTCCAACCTGCTTTACGCGATCCTGGAGATTTATCACTTCGAATCCACTGTACACCAGGATAAGACCGACCATTGATAGTTATTGGCTTAGACATCGTTGCTGCGGTACTGTTACCGTCTTTAACGTCCCAAATGCTGTTATCAGCAGGTCCTGGAACTACGCGACCGTATAAACCAGCTTCAATTTCCCTGACGATGATACCACGAGCAATTTCAGAATCCAATAATCTTAAACCTTCGTTCGGTTTCCCGTTAGTACCATACCATTCCATGATCCTAAACAAGTCACCTCGTACAGTTCGTACACGACGCCCATTTGGATACACGATATCACTACCATCACTTCTTGCCCACCAACCGACAGAGAATGGTTTACTCGAGCCCCAGTCAAATGATCTGTCAATTCTCCAGGAGTGAGGTATCGGGAATGGTTTGACCACATGTATATTCTGGCGCCACAGGTCATCGAACATACCGCCGGACGTGATATCCCAACTACCACCGAGCCACGCCATGCGGAGGTTAGGATCGTCAATGTTTACAAGCTGCGCAACATACTCAGGTGTCAGGTTGCGGTTCTCTCGGTATGAACCAAATATATGACAGCGAGTACGGACTACATCTTCCCGTTTTTGTGTACGAGGGTTGAAGACATTCGTTACTTCCTTCTTCATTGACCCAAGCGGACAAGAGTTAATAAAATATTTCTTGACCCAGTTATGTCCAACTCCAAATGGGTTAGTCGTAGAAAAGATCTGCAACGGCAAAGGTGGTAGTATGAACTGCATCGCGTATTCGTGGTCCGGTTGAACGAGGACAAGACGCCCAGTTCTTTGATACACATCACCGTCAATAATTATTGGGTTTTCTTCTGCAACGAAGGATGTACGGTTACAGGACTTCATTGCTTCATAAAGTCCACTATCAGGATACTTAGTTAATTCGTTCCATCCAATAAATGGAAATTCCTGACCGTGGTACAGCCAGTAATCCTTAGGCTTTTTAGCAACACGGAACATTAGTTCTTCGCCGCTAGGCCACACCCATTTATAATCTGACTTGGAAGATAAGAACTTACAACCGTCATTAAATTCAGGAAACCAACGTTGCGACTTTGCTACTAAGTCATCTAAGTTTTTGTATTCTCGGTCAAAAATAATACCGCGCCAGTGTTTCCCGTACCCCATGCCAACATAACGACGAAAACGCATCAACTGCGCATCAGTCTTTCCAGGACCACGAGTACCATGATAAAGGATCTCATCGGCTGGGCAACTCAGTGCCAGCACCTGAGATCCTGGATGCGGTTTCCATACTACCTTAGTGGACGGTGTCTGAATCATTGAGTCCATTTAAAGTATCCTCTTGCAGCTTAGTCTGAGACTCCCCGGCAACTCTTTCCCAATCGTCCATAGAACCGACCATAGGAACCAACATAACACCAGTAGATACACCAACATCCATCTTCTGTTGCTTAGGAGCTTCAAATCCAAAGATGCTACATAATTGTTTATATGCAGCAACACGGGCAGCTTGAGAAGATCCAGGACCACGATAAGTGGATTCAAATCTAAGACCTTCAATGATGCGCTGGCGCTCTTGTTCTATTTCATATTTGCGGTCACGTTCAGCACTTCTTGCTTTCTGCTGTTGAAGTTCTTTGATTCGTCTTTGGCAATAGCTATCATCCTGAAAACGTTTGGCATAATCAAACGCCATTGCGGAGCTCATACCAACACGTTTACACGCATTAACCCAATCATAATCGAACAGATATTCTTCAACGACAGAGTCACGTATAGCCATCTCTTCTTTAGTGAGATCGGCTTCGTATTCAATGCTACGTGTCCAAGGTAGAATAGGCTTTACCATAACGTTACTCCTGTCGATTCTTGACACGAATATAAGCGGTGGATTAAGTAATTGCAAGGGTTATAGTAAATGTCAATAAAAAGCCCGCTCGATATAAATTCAAGGAGCGGGCTTTACTTATAAACCAATCTACATTTCAACTTTAGGAATGTACATTATCTCCCGGATGTCTTGTCTGATTTGTTCGACCTTGTTGACCACATAAACAGGTGGCGTCGAAGGTCGCACATTTACCCTGTGTCTCTTGTGCATCTGATCAATGGCGATAGCACTGACTCCAATTTGTGCAAGTCCAATCATCATATAGATGAAAAGCAATCGCGGTTTCTTACACAATATAAGAAGATCATTGATGAAGTGACGCATAGTTAACCTCTTTCCTTTTCTCGGTCACATGCTTGCGTTTTTCTCCGTAGAAACTTTAGCATGGTTCTTGAACCTGACCAAGATAACACGCCTATGAACGCCCCACTGAGTCCCAGTGGGACACCATGTTCCACGTTAATTACACCTATCAAGAAACCAAAGAATGCAGAAAAAGCACCCTCTTGAATGAAGGCGCTGAGTCTGAATCTTTCTTTAGCATCATGGGTTCTTGCAGCGTAGCCAAGGGAACCCCCTACCATCGCAATGGCAGTGAGAATAAAGACTATATTCCAATCCCAGTTCGGCGACACTTATAACCCCTTACTATGCCATGTGGATACCCGCAAGCAAGACTTCATCAGAATAAGGTTGTACACCGTTCTCATGTTTGATAATCGCTTTCACGATCGCAAGCATGAGCTTATCATCGGTCAATGAAATCGGCTGTTCTGCACCAACACCACAAGCCTTAGACACGGATTGAATATAGGCTTCAGTGTTATTTTCATTCGGCGGAGCCCAGCGCGAAATAATTTCCCGTACAGTGTCAATTCCTTTATTACCGACACGCTTCATCCCTTCGCGGTTGCGGTAGTTTAGTAGAATACGCGCAATGGCGCGAATACCGTATTTTACATCGATAAATTGACAGAAAGAACGGTCAGTTCGTTTGTCTTCTGGAACAAGACCTTTCCAGTTATCACCCCAACGAATATTTCCTGGATTGTTATTCCGGATACCTCGTGGTTGCACAGTCATAAAAAAGCTCCATTCAGTTAAACCGAATAGAGCATAGTTGAATTATTACACGCACACAATCAATTATGTGTAATTAGGATGGAACGTTTAGTTACGCAATCCGGCAAGGACGTTGCAGTTTATCACCTTTCTTTACGCGGATTTCGCATTGCATCATACTGTAGTTCGCACTGCTCGCCGGCAACACGATACTTTTCAGCCTCTTCTGCCACTTGTCTGTATTCTGTGACGCTTTCTGAATACAGTTCGGTGAGCACACGGGCGATCTGGGCGGTTGTCTTGCTGTCGGGCTGAGGGCCGGTAGCGTCACCGAGGTACTTACGGACGGTTGCGATTTCGTTGTGCAACCTGTCATTAGTAGCACGATAATCATTAAGATCGGCAACCAAAGACTCAATGCGAGATTGGTACTGGCGTTCGATAGCGTCTTTCTCATCTGCTCTTCGTTTCTCCTCCTCGAAATCAACCGCTTTCTGAGTTTCTTTTTGGTACGACACACCGGCATCGAAACCCTCCTTTCTAGCTGTTTCTATGGCATTGTCATAAGCCCAGTTGGCTAGAATAACAATTATGACAAGTGTTATCCAAGGCGCAGCCTTACTAATTATTCTAAGGAGCATACCTTCTCACCAATTCCCATAGACAAGTATTGAATCGCAAGAAGAAAGGCTATAGCATCTTTCTTATGCCCTAGATCTTTAAGGGCCTTGAATTTATCTTCAAGTTGTTGTACGTACTTTTCAAATTGTGGTAAGGCCTCAATCTCAGCGGCAGCTCCGCGCATATACACTCTTGCAGCCGCTAATTGTGCGTTAGAAGGATCACTCATGATTTTCTCCAGATTACACTATTTCGAATTTCATCATTCCAAACGTATTTCCCCTTCTCACCATTTTTATAGGATGGAACAGAAAAAACGGAGGAACTTGGATATAGATCCGATGTTGTTAAGCGTATACGCTTACCGTCAAAAGGTCCACCAACACAAAGGAACAGACCAGTCTTAGGCTTCTTCAAAATGGTTCCTCCTTGTCTGTACACTGAGCCATTTTAAGAGTATAGGCTACGTCATAGAAGTCAACACCCTGACCACAGCTATCGCAGTAGTGGCAGGCCAATCTCACAGCCTCTTCAGCGGTGCAACCAGCCGCCATTGTACCCATCAGGAACTCAAACGCACTACCTTCGGCAATAAATTCATTAGTGTCTGGTAGACCTAATTTACCATCGCCGTAGATAGGATACACAACAAGGTCTTGCGTCACTGCAATACCATAACGGGAATCTGGATTCATATCTGAGAAAGGTTCTTTACGTCCACGAACCGTAGTTTTCAGATGTTCTACAATATCGTCTACAGGACGTAGTTTACCAGACATTGCAACAAGACACAGTCCAATCCCTGGAATATTAACAGTGTGAACTTTATTCGTAGTTGTTGCAATATTACCCCATGTAACCTGACGATCAACAGCCAGTATACCATCACGATAAGCAATTGCGGTCATATTAAACGCCCATATATGTGATAAATTTTATAAGCAGTGGAAAGACCAATATTGAATTCTTTCGCTGCAACCTGAAATCTGTTCTCTTTACCAGTGTAATTTCTGAGAAATTGATAAATTTCCTCTTTATCCAAGTGTCTGTTTCGTACAAGTGTAGGCGAACCAAGCCGGCGCATTTCGGGCGTAGCCGCGAATCTTCGCTTGATCTGAGCTACTGTACCAACGTACCAATACTTTGCCCCATTTTGCCCAATAGCCGCGTGGACGCATCGCGGCGTACCTGTTTTAGCGAACTTGCGCTTTGCAAATTCACACGCGAGTTCCGCATTGTCAAAACGTTGCAAGCCCATAAATCACTCCGGCAATATAATTTCGTAGTCAATCAGGAAAGACCTCAGAGGATATGCCAGATCATTACCCTCTGCAACGTGGTCATAGGAATAGTATTGTTTCCCTTGCAGACCTTTACATGGGTCGTATACCTTAACATCACCGAAGCGAGCGTCAATAATGATCTGATGGAAAAGTCCAGGTAACTGCAAAGAGGGTACAGTCGCAAGATACAAGCGCCCAGGTCTAATTTGGTGAATACCAGCAGTGATATGCGGCTGTGCAAAGACACCGTGCTTACACAGATAGTTCGACACGTCAGTAAAACCACGAATATAATCCTTTGTGAACTCGTCATATACCTGCTCAGGATCTTTGTCAAGAAGCATAGCAAGGCAGGTAGGGATGCAAGCCATTATGCTTTTCTGAGTTTTATGCTTGATTGGATCGTTGATAGTAATCATTAGAACACTTCCTTAAACAAATCAAATTTAACATGCTCATAGATTTTATTCAGCTGAGTCAGCTTACGAATAAACTCTTTACTGGTATTCTCATCAATTGCGCAGGTATCCGTTTGAATCTTCCATGTGTCGGAGCGCAGACGAAGCAAGAATGACCCGTTCGGGTAAACCGTCTTCGCTTCAGGCATATAGTGCAGAATGCAAGATATCGTTCCTTCAGGTGGTATAAGAACAATATAAGTATCATTCACGTCGCTATGACTAATAATCCAACCGCTCTGTAATAAAGTGTCGCGGAGCTGACAATACATTTTCGGAATAACGATATCTTTGGCCATTATTGTACTCCCACAATTAACAGTTCACCATGACGTTCACGAGCGAGATTATATAATTCTTGCTTCTGCCCAATACTTAATTCGCAGTCAAGGATTGCAATATCACAATGAAAGCCACTCGTACGAATAACAGTGTCTTCATACGAGTCTTTGCGATGAGAAACCAAACGAAGGTGAAACCGATCAAACTGTACTACGGATGACTCGCGCGACAGTTGCACACAGCGAACGAATTCAGGATCTTCGCGCAACACTTCTTCGAGCTGCCGACGATACTCGTTAGTCGGACACAAAGTAAAAGTGACACGATCGTCTTTCAGCTGTGGTCTCAGCATAGACCAGGCTTTAACTATATTCTCGTTCATATAAACCCCCTTTAACGTTAACGGAATAACTATAACAGGATACGCAAGTTGATTAACATAGCCGGCCGCAACAAATAGTGACCACATTAAGGCAACGTGAACCAACCTAAGTTCTCCGCACCGAGCAGCCATGCGTACACAATCAGTGAGCCTAAAATAAGGACACTAAAGAAGTTCGCTTTCTTACGTTTGATGTTTGCAGCTTGTGGATTGCATATACACCATACGAAGAAATGTTTAACGACTAAATATGCAAGTGAGATGATAACAGCGTAACGCATAAATGGCACATACCAGATCACAAGACCTAAAATGATTGCAAGGATCCAGTTAATACCTAGCCATATTGCACTACTGAAAGCCAGAACGAACATAGCAGATCTCCTCTCGAGTATTTATATACGGAACTAACTTTATACGAACAATATAGGACAGGTGAGGTGGGGATATAAAGTGTCTAGTGACGAGATAATCTACAAACGATGAATCCTTGGCAGAGATCTAAGAGCCGCCCCGCGGCGTTACTATAACGTCCCGTGATCGTCAGTGAGGTGATTGTTACGTCATGTGACTGTTGCGCGCTCTATTGTAACGTTGTTTATTATTACACGCGTTATTATTTTTTATTTGATTAGTATACTATCTATTACATGACTATACTATACTGTCCAGTATTATTACATCTGTTACTATCCACCTGCCCACTATGTGCTGTCTATGTATGTGCTACCTGGTATTTTCGGCGCGTGCTGTTACCTGGTATTTTCGACACGCTCGCGCTACCTGGTATTTCCGGCACACCGTCTACCGTGTAGTCCCGGATGTTATTATTATGAAATACAACTAAAAAAGTTCTAAAATAATGCAGATAATAGTTGCATCTGATACCCTGTTGTCATACTATAACTGCGTAGGGTAAAGGGGGTTTTAAAGCGGGACACGGGTTCCGCGCCCGCCTCACCCGAAGGGAGATTGCATTATGTCCATTATCTACTTACCGCGTTCTATGTCCCAGTCACAGATCACCAAACGTATTATCGGCAAGCGCCTGCACCAATTGGGCCTTACTGCGGAAAAGGTTAACGGGGATTGGGATTTCGACGAGTATTTAGTAATGCTCCCGGGCAACGAAAAGTATTCCAGCACCGCGTTATATATTCGCATTAACGAGGACGGCACTGTCAGCTCTTATAGCGTAATGTACGGTCGACCAGTATGCCAAGCGAATAGCCTTTGGTCTGTGTTCTGCTTTATCACAATGATAGCTAAAGCTATCCAACAATAATAGCGTGCTAATGGTTGCCCATTGTTACAGTGGGCTCCCACTAGCAATCCGCTAGAACAACATGGAGATAATCACAATGGCTACTATCACTCGCGTAGCAAAAGACGCTCGCTTCTTCACCAATATGTCTAACGCTCGCCGTGCCTTAAAAAAGGTTCTGGATGTGGACACTGCGACAGCTAATAGCTTTATTCACCAGGAACCGCTCGAAGAAGGTGGCCGCTACTGGTTCAGCGAAGGAGCGGTTAATAAGGCAGCTAACGATCTGGTTGAAGCTGATAAAGCGACTGTCGTGGAAGTGACCACACAACCAGCTCCAACCGCTCCCGCTAAAAGCAAAACACGCAGCGAAACGCGCAACGGGGTCCGTCGGCCGATTAAAGGTAAATGCGCAGACGTTTGGAACGCTCTGGATAATATGTTGCCTAATGGTGTGCCAACTATTGGTAACGTCCGTGACCTTGCGAAAGCTAATGGTTGGAATATTAATAATGCAACGATTGAATTCTACGCATGGCGTAAATTCCACGGGCTCAACAATAAAGGGGGCAACTAATTATGTTCTACTTATTAGCGTTCTTGGTATTCGGTGCTCCAATAGTTGCTGGTCTGTATTATACGGAGGGTAAATAATATGGAAACTATAGTTCTTTATTGCTGGGTTGACCTGGACGAACACGAATATTGTGTAAATATTAACAACGGACCAGTCCCGGACGCAACTTTCGCATCCTATGACGAAATGGATGCGTATGTAAAAGGTTTCCGCGAGTGCGCTCGCATTGCAAATATTAACGTGACTGTAATTTTACCGGAGTGACTATCATGGCACAAGCAATTATCACCAAATTCGTGAACCCGACCGCTGCCCGTGCTCCGCGCGTAAAAGCAACAGGCTGGAACGGCTCTGTAACTATCACATGGCGTGACGATCTGGGAGTTTACGGCAACCACCGCGCCGCAGCGGAGGAGCTGATCAATAAATTTAATGCTAAAGCGGGCGTTGAATTTGAGATCCTCGCTGGTGGTGAGCTCCCGGATCAAAGTGGTTACGCGTTTATTGTTCAATAAGGGGATAATTATGGAACGCAACTATTTCCAGCTTATTTATCGCGGTCGTTGCTATCACATCCGCAACAAGTTTCGCAACCTGTCCCGCGATCAACTTGAGTACGCTATTAATCTGGTGAGTGATGGTCACTTCGCTACACTATCACAAGCGTTGGAATATGTGTCCGCTGAGTGACATATACATTGCCCATAGTAACAGTGGGCAATAATATGCACTTCGCATAGTTAACAGAGGAAATTATTATGTCTACAGTATTAAACCAGTCCATGATCACCCGTCGCATTATCGGCAAACGTATAGCTAATCTTGCGACTATTACCGCAGAGCTGGAAACTTTCGGTAATAACGCGCGCAAATATCGCGTCCGTTGCAATGGTCTTAACGTTTATTTAACTGTGTTCAACGACGGTAGAGTTCACGCGGAACTGCATACTATGGGCCGCCTGGTTGCAACCGCGTCCACGCTGGTGGGCTTCATCAACCTGTTAAAAAACTGCTAATATTTAAAATTGTAACGGAGGTAAATAATATGAACGCTATCCATGTCAAAGCACTGGCACCGACTCAATCCAAAGGTATGCGCTTCAAAGCAGTCGGCCTCGGTATGTGTGCAATAACTGCAAACGACTACAACCTCAACAGTGAAGCGAATGCCGCTGCCGCTGCCCAGGAGCTACTCGACAACTACAACATGCAAAACAGGTCACTTCAGCTTAAGATACTTGGAGTTGGTACGCTTCCAGATAATACCTGGGCGGTACTATTAACTTGTAAATAACTTCTAACTGCATTATACAATCCGCGCCCTGTTGAAGTCCAACGGGGCGTTTTCGTTTTTGTACCCGCACCACCTCCCCGCGTTACCCTGCTGACCACATGTTACTCACCTATAACTCCACCATTCGCGCTCTAAGAGCGTAACTCATTCCTCCGTACATTACCATAGACACCAAACTAGTCGCCTTATACGCGTTTACAGCGGCCCACTCCCTGCGTCCCTGTACGCGATTTTGCGGCATTTTTACCCCTCACTGCCACCCTTACACTGATCCAACCGCTTTATTGCGCTACGTGCCCCGTTTTCGCGGCTATTTTCGCTTTATGGGCGACCCGCTACACCGATCCCAGCCACCCAACCTCACCGAAAAGCTCGCTTTCACCGAAAAATCCGGCATTTATACCATAAAATAGAATCGTTTTCGGGCTACAAAAATTCAAACTCAAAAATCCGATTCGCTCCGAGAGTCACTTCAACAAAAATCGCTTGCAATCCAGTTTTCGTTTGTGTTAGACGCACGGGCACGCATTATGCGCAGGCGCCAGATTCCATTTTGTCTACTGGCGAGAGAAATTTATAAACACATATTTTGTTATATTTTCGCTTAATATACGAAATGAAAGGAGGTAAGTGCATGAAAAATAAGGTAAAAATGTGTATGTGTGTGTATTTATATAAATTTTATAAAGATTTTTTGTTTTTGAGTTGTCTACTGACGACCCCCACGAGACCCCTTTATAAATAATATAAATTCATACAAACCTCCCAATCCCCAAAATTTTCCCTTATTTTTCATACACTTCGCTTCGCAATTTCTTATAGCATGGGATCTTTATAAATTGTGCATTTTTTCACCGATCTTTATAAATTTGCAATTTCTCACCTTCAGACTGTTGTAATTTTTGCAAAAGCAAAAAACTTTGCATATACAAACACCGCAAAACATCACAGTTGCAAATAGCAAAAACTTTGCATAAATTAAAAATTGGCAACTGAATTTCAAAATAAATAGATTTATTATTATCAAGGGTGAGGTTATGCGCAATCGTAAAATTGAAATAACGCACGCACACGTACAAGAAATGTTCGGTTACGACGAAGTGATGTACGCCAAAGCGGTGGAAATATTAGAGCAACATAATGACAGCCTAAGTAATGTGGTCAAAGCGTGGAAGGAGGCTGGCCTCGTGTTGCGGCCGAATGCGGTCAAGACGCTGGACGATGGGCGGATGTATATGTGCTGGTCGGCTCCGATGTCGGGTATGATGTTCACTATCGACATCTACTTCGCATACTGGTTGTTACACGCGGATTTTGTAATTCCGCTCGACAAGTACATGCACAGTAAAGGGTTCACAAGTTGCTTTGATGTGTGCCCTGACACGGAAGGCAACGGTGTTATGATCCTGGGCTTTAAGTGGGTGGGCGACAAGTGTGAGATTCGGCCTCTGCGATATCCGCGTGGTAAAGCCCGTTGTGCATATATCGAAGATGGTATTGTGCATTGGTGTAATGTAAAGAAGCGTCGGATCAGCACTAACCACATTGCACATATCAAAGAGGGTCTCATTAGACTTCAGACGAATAATAGTGGTAATGTGCAGTTACAGAAAGAACTGCAAGAACTCATTGAATACATTGATCAGTTCGGAGCGTGAGATGGTTGGCGAACAAGATCTGCTTCCTAAGTGGTATCCGGATTATCGTAAGTCGAATACTTTGATGCGTATTCAATTCATCTTGGATCACCAGACCGACTTTTCATTGTATTTAAGGAAAGAACTCCAAGAAACGAATATGAAGAACTTATGGGCTATCAAGAAACGTCTTCGTTTAAGGAAACATCTGGATGACCTGCATAAAGTTATGCAACAACTCATACGGTATAGCATCCGTATTAAAGAATCCCATGATATCTGGAGGAAGTGATGGGAATGATCAAGTTAAAATGGTACGTGGATCCTGAGCCAACAGGGCCATACAGGTCTTTCCAACGTAGAGGGTGGCCGACTTGTTACAACGGTAATCCTGATAAAGAAGATTGTGATGTGCTTGCAACCATTGTGAGTCTTAACCGTGATGGATATGAAGGTCATTACGCAAGGGCGACAGACTTACGTCTGAAAGTCCGTATATACTTCAAGGTCGGTGGAGAACACCGCACAGGACTCTCTAAGGAAGAGTTCAATAGTATTGCTGAAGCAAAGGCATGGCTTAAAACCTTCTACAAGAATAACCCTCAATACTATCCATTTAAGGAGAAGTGATGGAAACAGTAAGTAATTCACCTTTATATAAAGCAAAGGTGCGACTTCTTGAAAAAGCTAAACAGCTCGACCCGATTACAAATTCGGATTTAATTGACGTTATTGTGAATGCGATGGAAGTTATGGACGCGGCGGACTTCCTTCTCCATCGTGTGTCGCACGTCGCTAAGGCTTTAGGTTACACGGGTAATGTCGAAGATTTTCAAAGTGCGTTCGAATACCTTATGCGTAACCGCGAGAAGGCGCTGGTGGTGGATCGGCAATATCAGCTTATCAAAAATAAATCGAAGGTCGAACGTCTGCTTCGTGAGACTTTGGAAATAGTAACGGGAGGTGAAGATGCAAATTAATCTTACTCAGAAGGCTGTGCGGTACTTCGGTGAAGTGTTCTTTGTTCCAGTGTGGGCGAAATACCTTGCGGTTGACGAGGACGGTACTTTAACTGCATTTGAGAATGAACCTCAGTGGTGTGAATGTATCGATGGCGATGGTTTTTGGGTATTAACTGAGCCGGGTATTGAAATCGATATCTGTTATAACGTAGATCTTGAAGGTATGGACTTCAAAGAAACGTGTGTTAATATAGACTATAAAGTAAGCGACAATCCTCATGACCACACTGAATGGTTCGAACGTATGCGCAAAGGTGACTATAAGCGCGAATTCCTCGGTGAATGCAAGCCTCAATGTGGTCAACAGAATAAAGAAGATGATAAAGATGAGTAAAGAACTCCAGACTCCGTTAACTCAAGAAGAAATTGATATTCTTCAGACTGACATCCTTACTTTGTGCAAGCGTATTAAAGACGCGTATGAAGAAGGTTTATTTGATAAGCAATGGAACCAGGAAGTTCAGACAGATGAACAACTGTGGAACGCGTCTACTGCGAAACGTATCCATGACGCATTGATCAAACAAGCTATGGAGCAATAATTATGATTACAGCACAAGAAGCCCGTACAAACAGTGAAACTCTGGATACCAGTGAATACCTTGTTGATTTGGATAAATGGATTACTAAAGCGTCTCTAGAGGGCAGGGATCATATTAAACTATTTAAAAAGCCTTATAGTGAAATTGGTAGTCCTAATGCACGTCCTGTAATGAGAAAGGTGACTGAACAACTGGTATCATTCGGATATAAAATCAAATATAACCCACCACTGAGTCAGATGGATACTGAAAGTGTACAAATCCTATGGTAATCTTAAAGGTAATATATGTTAGTCAAACTTGTTGTTGATGTTAAATTTGAAGAACCAATTAAAGGTCAGAATATCCATACTTTGGAAATTGGCTCTTTTAATGTAGATAAATTAATTAAAGGACGATTAGCTGGTTTAGACTTGCCTTGTGATATTAACCACAGACTCCCCGTTGAGTCCACAGCTAAAGTCCGCGGAAATGGACGCATTCTATCTTTTTCTGATTCTATGAAGGATTGGGAGGATTTAAAGTTTATTGTCAGCTCCCGCATATTGAATGCACAATGTAAGGCGGATTCGGATAATTATATGAAACACTTTTATCCGAGAATAATGTTTAGAGATAGAATTAGTATCTCTAAAGAACAGATAATGTGTAAACCTATTGTTTGTCGCTGGGTCTTAGTACCATAATCTGCAGGGGGTTAACCCCCTGCGATCCATCAGTATATACTATGTGTGTCCTAATGGATCGTAGGAGAATAACATGTCAGATTTAATTACCGTTCACTATTATGGTTCAGATGTAGAAGTACCAAAAGACACAAGATATATTGCAACAGATTCTGATGGTTGCGTGTACGCATTTAATAATGACAAGCCCGTCTTTAATGAAAAGGTTGGTACATGGTGTGTTTACACGAATTCTTTTAAGCTGGTAGATGTCAACTTTGATGTTGTACCATCCCGTTCGTTATTTGAAATTAATCCCGCTACGTTTTAAGGTAATAACATGCTGGAACTTTTTCCTCAAGAAATTAAACAATACGAACAGTGGGCTGTCTGCGGTTTTCATCCAGGTACATCATCAGAAAAACAACCTTATGTATGGGACGATGATTTAGGGGATATGGTCCCACTTCGTAAAGACGGCAACGATAAAAAACCGTCTAACTTGCATTTACTAATGTCCTTTGAAGATGCGGAACGTTGTATTCGTTACTATAACGAAATCGGTCATAACCTGCGTTTAGGTTTTTATTTACTTCCAAGTGACCCGTTCTGTTGTATAGACATGGATATTAAAGATACCATGTCTGAAATGGAAAAGAAAGTTGCTGGTGAACGATATAAGAAGATTGTTGAATCGTTCCATAGCTATACGGAAATTTCCAGAAGTGGTGATGGGTTACACACATGGATTTATTCCATCCCTCAAGTTGGTAAGCGCCGTGATGGTGTAGAAGTATATTCGCAGTATCGCTTTATTATTTGTACAGGTGATCACTGGGATGTTACTCCGCGTACCGTGTCTGGTGCTCCAGGTAGTGAAAGCGAAGGGTACATTGCGAATCTCATTCATCAGCTTATGTCAGAGATGAGTGAGATTAATGAGTCCGATGGCTTCCAAATGTTGGAACTTACTGAAGAGGATTTCAGTAATGACCCATATGCAATGGAAGATCAGGATGTTTATATCCAGTTGTGCGAACAAGAAAACGGAACACTGTTTAAACAGCTATGGGAAGGTCGTTGGAGAGCTGAAGAAGTTGATACTTCTATCGGTGAACGTTGTTTCCCTTCTCAGTCTGAAGCAGAATTTGCATTAATTGACTTTCTTTGCTTTAAGAGCAAGTACAATTTCCAGGTAAGGCGTCTATTCATGTATTCACCAATGAGTAGTCGTTATGATGATTCACGTCGTATGCCTGGTGAAAAAATTAAACGTCCGTACCACCTGGATAGAATGATTCGCAACTATCGCTATGATGCCCATGTCAAATCTATGGGTCTTATGCAGATAGTTCAGAATAACGTTAATGCAGCTATAGAGCGCACGGAAAAACTGCGTCAAGCAACTACACCAGAACGCCCACCTGAAGAAGTGTTGACCACAGATGGTAATTACACTGAGGAGCAGGCGGACGGTTTAGCTTGGCCTCCGGGCTTTATGGGCGAGGTTGCGCGTAACATGTATAAAGCGAGCTTGTTGCCTATTAAAGACATTAGTATTCTGTCTGCTCTTGCTTTATTTAGTGGTATGTGCGGTAAGGCGTGGAACACGGTTACACGAAGTGGTCTGAATAACTACTTTGTATTAATTGCACGTTCTGGTATTGGTAAAGAAGCGTTTCGCTCTAATATTGAAACCATTCTTTCTCAGGTGTCCAATTATGGCGGTCAGGATGGGCAGCAGATATTCGGCATTGAACGTGTCCTAGATACCAGTACCTATGCGTCTGATGCTGCATTGCGCAAAGACGTTATTATGGATACATCAGTTATGTCTTGTGGCTCATCCATTAACTATAAGACTGAAGTCGGTGCGTTTTTCCGTAACGGTAAGATGGAAGTTGGTAAAGCTAAAGACATTATGGATGAAATGCTTTCCCTTTATGATAAGGGCCATTTCTATGCTTTCTCTGGTGGTTCAAAGCACTCCAGCAAAGATAATACGACCGCTGGCGGTAAGGTTAAGGCGTATAGTTTTGCAGGTGAAACAACACCGGATGAATTTTACGGGAACGTTGATGACCGCATGATGTCAAGTGGTTTTATGTCTCGTATTATTGCATGGGAATGTACAGCTAACCGTCCGCTGATGAATAAGAGTATGCTTCTGGAATATCCAGAATCTATCCTGCGCACTATTGGAGCTATCTATAAACAAGCTGTGCGTATTATGTCGGGGACTGCTCCATGTTATGTTGAAATGGAAGCAGATGTACACGAAGCGTTTGATAACCTTGATAATGTTGTTGCGAAGTTTCTGAATAGCGGCAATGACGGTGAACAGGTGCAAGATGAAGTAATTCGTCAGATGTACACAAGGAAGGCGTTGAAGGTATTGCGTATCGCCTCCCTTCTTGCTGTAGCGGATAACAGTGAGCGTCCTGTTGTTACTATGGAACATTATCGTTGGGCCGAGTCATTTATTGATCAGGGTAACGAACGTTTCTTAGAGAAGCGCAATAGTGGGATGATTGGTTCTACGGATAGCACGAGTCGTGAGAAAATAATGCTCACGACTATAAAAAGATTCTTGGACGGGGAAGTGAAGGCTTATGTGTATGATAAATTCCCAATGTTTAAGGACTCGTTTATCGTCACACGAAGCGACTTATGTACTTATTGTAGACAATTTAAAGCGTTCAAGCAGACAAGAAATGACAACATATTGCAGGTCATAGACAACACGATTTATGGCCTGATGTCTATGGAAGTTCTTGCTGAAATGAGGCCTATGGACTTCTCAAGTTTATTCGGTCCTGATTTTGTACCACCGAGAATGAAGTGTTATTTAGTAGATATTGAACGTATGGATAAGATTATTAAGTTGTAAAAAAAAAAATGGGCGCTATATGCGCCCATTATATTATTCGTGCAATTCTAAGAAACCACATACGACATATTCAAACATTTCATCATAATCTGGTGTTGAAAAGTCTCCAACGTGATACTCACCTTTCTCAAACGTAACCACAGTTGAAGAGTTCATGTATGTGTATCTAATCTTGTGAGTTCCGTCTGTGCAGTTGTGTGAGAATTCCTCTGACTTGTTCATTGCAGTTCTGATGTTTCTTTTTACAAGATCTTGGTGAGTCATTTTGTGTTCCTCCGCTTACAAACTGTATAATACATACTATAGAGCATTTCCTTAGGAATGCAATAGGTATCAAGAATTATTTTACGTCCGAGGGTCAAATGTCCAGTTACAATCTAGCAGCTATTAAAATTGTGTACGGTGCTCTATACCAGGATGAGGAGTTCCCAGGCATTGAGCAGGCAATTAAAAGAATCAAGTCTAATCGTGTTGACTCGGAACAACTGTTCGCCTATGCTTTAGCCATAAGTAAGAACGAGGTCCGTCCTTACTATGAAACACTGTCACGCCAGTTACGAAGTGTAATAGAAGAACGTGACTTAATGCGGCACTGTGGATACACCTTCTTAACAGGTAAAGCGATACGTGTCAGCAAATAAACGAAAGGAGTTAAAACATGCAAAAGCATCAACCTCTGTATAAAGTCCGTCGTCTCGGTGGTGGTCTCTACGCAGTAGAGCGCAATAAACGTTCTATTACAATCGTCAGTGTTAAAGTGGGATCACGTAAATTCTATAGCGTTCCTAACTGCTCGCCTTTGTTACCAACACTGCGCGACGCTGTGTTGTATGTGCTTACTGGTACATTCTTCTAACTTTAAGAGTATTCAAATGACAGATAAAGAATTAGTAGTTTGTGAACAAAAGACGAGGGAATTCCTCGTATCCTATAGTTATCACAAAGGACAAATGGTATCTCCAGGATTTGGACATGTATTTGTAAAGGCTCCGTGTATTAGCAGGGAGACTATTGAAGGTACTGTTCAACTTCTTAAAGAATCGAATTCCTTCGATGTTGTTATTATTCTTAATATCATTGAGTTGGAGAAATAATATGCGTGATAAATTTGAAGAAATGACGTTAGACGCGAGAGTGTTAGCATCTCTGGCAATCATTGAAACAGCTCAGAATTCTTTCATAGAAGCCTATCGTTTATGTAAACCAGAATCCTCGTTAGACGAAATTGAGAAAGCCTGGCAGAAATCAAACACATGTAGCATATTGCACCATCTTATGGCGGGTGAAGAACCTAAAGAGAATTTACACTAATGCCCAGCAAAATATACAAAATGTTAGGATGGAAGCCTTATACTTTTCGCTCAAACTACGACAAGGAAATGAAGTGTAAACGATGCCCAAAGTGTGGTCACACTGAGTTTACAGAGACTGTCGTAGCTCAAGTTGATGGTTACTATTCGCCTGTGTGCGAGTCGCAGATTAATTGTAATCATTGTGCGCAAGAGGTAAACTATTGGGCATATGGTTACTACGAACCACATCATATGGTTGCAGATCGTAGTATGTCCATGTTGATTAATCGTATTGAAGCTAAATTAAGGAGAATTAGTTTACCATGAGTAAGAAAACCGATATCCGCAATCGCAATGCCGCTATTACTGCTTATCGTATGCGGGAAAAAGGTTTTACTTATAACCACATTGCTGAACATCTTGGCAAGAAGCCACATCAAATTAAATCGCTCATTCTGTTAGGTGAGCGCCTGGAATCTTTAAATGAGGAGACGACACAATGACTGTAACTGTACGCCAGCCTAATAAGAAAGAAAAGGACATGATGATTGGCTTTACTATGCCTGCGCCACTTGTACATATCGGAGCGTTATTACGCTGCACAAACGCGAACACGCGGCGCTTTACGCATAACTCTGTGTATAAAGTTCACCGCACGGTACACAATGCCCGTAGCGGCCTAGCTTTGCCCGTGGTGCGTGATGATAACGGGCTGGAAGTTGTTTGCACTTCGCTGTCATTTTCTATGGGCCATTGGCAAAAATGTACGGTATGACCTGTGAATTCTGACGAATTCGTGTATTGTAATCAAACACGTAAACAGGTTAACATTATTTGCGAGAGTGGTTGGTAGATTACCCCTTTTCGAAGGCTGTCTCTCGCTGACATGTTATTATCTAATATATGCTTCGCTTTCGGGGGTACTTGTGTACCCCCTATTTTTTAGATGGAGATTTATAACATGGGAGCTAATCCTCGTACTAAAGGTCAGACAGGCGAGCGTGAGATTTGTAAATTCTTTAATGATATCTACGAAGAAGTTTACGCCGCTCTTGGAATGACTTATCCAGAAAAGCCCATAGCACAGCGTAACCAGAATCAGAGTGCCGTAGGTGGTTGCGATATCACAAATACCTGTTTCTATGCGGTGGAAGTTAAACGCCAGGAACAGTTATCAATTAACACATGGTGGGCACAGTGTGTTAAGAGTGCATTAGAAGCAGACAAGTTTCCAGTTCTTATGTACCGTCAGAATAAAAAGCCCTGGCGCGTAGTCCTGTATATGAATCCTATCATGCTTTTCGCTGATGAAGCGAAACATCACCCCGAAGATCCGCCGAGATGTGAAATATCCCTGGAAGATTTTCGGATAATCTTTAGATCACATGCCTATGAATATATCAAGAGGAATGGTCACGCTTAGGAGGTGTAAGAAGTGAGTTGTGAGGAAAGTCCCGTTCAATGGTGTGAACGTATGCAACGGGAAGCTGAAACTGGTGAGGATGCTTATCGTTATTATCAGTTAAAGCAACAATGGGAACAACGTCTAACTAATGAAGAGAGTGAAAAACATGAATAAGAAAGACGATATGTCTAATGTCATTAAAGATGCAACTGTCAAAGGTACTATTGCGGTTGAAGACGGTGCTGTGAAAGGTTTTACTGTGGAACAGCTAATTGTGGAACTTCTTACTGACACTGCTCAAATGCCACGATTTGCTACTCCTGGTTCTATGTGCTTTGACATCTACGCGGATGAACCTGAACCTGTAACAATCTATGCTGGTCGTGCGTACACGTTCAACACGGGTATTAAGCTGCAGATCCCTCATGGTTACGGTATGGAAGTCTATTCACGTAGCGGTCACGGATTTAAACACGGGATTCGTTTAGGTAACTGTACTGGTATCATTGATCACGATTACCGCGACGAGTTGAAAATACGTCTGCACAACGACTCTTATGCACCTTACACGGTCCAGGTTGGCGAACGTATTGCACAGGCGCGTCTTGTGGAGCTGGTTCGTATGCGTATTGTTTCTGGTGTAGTAGAAGAAACAAATCGCGGTGGTTTTGGTTCTACTGGTAAGTTGTAATCATACTTAGGGGTATTTACAAGGAATTTAATTCTAAGTATTATACCCCTACTAGCAAACAACGAGGGCGATAACATGGTCCAGCTACCAGAAATGAACTTAACTGAAGAGCAGAAATACGAACTTCTTTATAACTGGTATTCTAAGAAAGAAGAATTAGCCAAAGTGCAAGCGCAAGAACGCGCACTGCGTCAAAGTGTGGTTAGCGTCTTCTTTCCTGATGGTCTTAACGAAAATACTAATAAGATCAAACTTGATACAGGCGACGATCTTGTTGTTACTCAACCTTATACGCGTAAAGTTGATAAGGCGATCTTTAGTCAGATCCTACCAGATCTTATTGAAGCTGGTGTGGATGTCAACGAAGTTACTGAAACTAAAGTAGAACTCCGTGTGGCTGCATATGGTAAGCTCACAGCTGAACAGTTGGCGATCTTTGACGAATGCGTGACCACAACTCCAGGTTCTCCACAGGTTAAGATCGCTGTTAAGAAGGGTTGAATGCTCATCACGATAATATCGGATGCGTCGTTCTGTCACCGTACTAAATGTGGAGGCTATGGAATTTGGGTAGCCTCCAAACGGGGTAAGAAGGCTTTTGGTGGCCCTGCACATGGTCACACGGATAATACCGTAGTCGAATGTATTGCAGTAGCTAACGGTTTATATCATGGTATAGAAGCTGGACTTATCTACACAAACGACGTTATATTGTTCCAGACGGATTGCAAAGCAGCTATCCATATGTTCGAAGGTAAACGTCCACCAAGAGGAGAAGAGCAACAAATATATAAATGGTTTATGGATACTATTGTTGAGAATAGGCTTAGTTTCCAGTTCCGTCATGTTAAAGGTCATTCAGGTAGGATGGATTCCCGTAGCCTTGCACAAGACAAGTGCGATGAAATTGCGGGTATGCACATGCGAACAGGTAGACGTCGCATGGACTACGATAAATTAAAAGTAGATACAGCAAAATCCGTTATTCCTAAACCGAAGAAAGTTAACATTGAGAAACAGCAATCTTGGGTTAGGAAGTTAAAACTTCTTGTTCGGGAACACACAAAGGTAAATTTCAATGGCTCGATTTAAACCTTATCTAGCAACAGATTGGGATTCAGCTAAACAGAAATACCCCGTAGGCGTTATGCCTAAAATTGACGGAGTTCGTGGGATGAAACCGTTTGGGGAACTTGTTGGACGAAGTCTTAAATCTTTTGGCAATAGACAAGTGGCACAAGTATTTGCAGCTCCTATATACGACGGTATGGACGGTGAGCTTGCCGTCGGCGATGAAACAGACTTTGACTTATGCCGTAAAACCAGTAGTGCAACGTCTACAATTGATGGTGAATACGTTTGGACATGGCATGTGTTTGATCTGTGTGAACCGAGTGTTGCACATCTGCCGTACAAAGAGCGTTATGACATGCTCAAGAAGTACGTGGACGACTGTCACTCTATCGGTGAGTTGATGGACGTAAAGGTTGTGCCGCTGCATGTGGTCAACAACGAACAAGAACTCCTGGAGTGGGAAAATATTTGGCTTGATATGGGGTACGAAGGCGTGATCATTCGTGACCTTGAAGCGAAATATAAATGGGGTCGTAGTACGCAGCGTGAAGGCGGTTATCTCCGCATTAAACGTTTCACTGATGGTGAAGGTGAGATCATTCGTATTATCGAAGGTTGCACCAACGAGAATGAAGCTCAAATTAATGAATTAGGGCAAACTTATCGTTCAAGCCATCAAGCCAATATGATACCGAATGGTATGGTTGGTTCATTTGATGTTCGCGTTCTTACAGTACCGGAAGGTCTTGAAGGTCTTATTGAAGTTGGACAAGAGATGCGTGTAGGTGCTGGTCGCCTTACGCACGAAGAACGTAAATATTACTTTGAGCATCCTGATGAATTCATTGGGAAGATTTCTAAATGGAAATTCTTTGCTCACGGTATGAAGGACAAGTTGCGTATTCCTACGCATCAAAGTTTCCGTGATCCAACGGATATTAGTGAATAATCACGTTTGCATTCAGGGTAATTGGGTCCTAGTATTGCAGCCGTAACCACACAAGAGGTAACTTATGCAATTTACAACTACCGCTCAAGCAGTTCTGGACACTGGTGTCAAGATGCTTGTGTATGGTGAATCCGGTATGGGTAAAACCATGCTTACAGCAACTCTTCCAAGACCGTTGCTGATTTCTGCGGAGTCTGGGCTTTTATCTTTAACACCAAATAACATTGCTCGTGTATTTGGTGAAAACAGACCAGATATCTGTTACGATATTCCAACCATCACGGTTGAAAATATCCAGGATGTGGAGCAGGCTTATGTTTGGGCGACTAACCCTGCAAACAATCCTGTAGGTGAAGATGGTTTACCGCGCTTTCAGTCTCTTGCGCTGGATTCACTTACTGAGATTGCTGAAAAGTGCCTTAACAATGCGAAGCGTACTGTGAAAGATCCGCGTCAGGCTTATGGGGATCTTATTGAGAAGATGCAAACTTTAGTTCGCGCTTTTCGAGATATCCCTGGACTTAACGTGTACATGGCAGCTAAAATGTCCCGTAACAAGGATGAGTTGACAGGTATTACGTCTTACGGTCCTTCTATGCCTGGTGCAAAATTAGGTCCAGAATTACCATACTTTTTTGACGAAGTGTTCAAAATTAGTGTTGGTAAAGACCAAAATACTCAAGCAGATTTTCGTTATCTGCTGACCAGACCAGATCTGTCAAATGTATGTAAAGATCGTTCTGGTTCGTTAGAACAGATGGAATATCCACATCTCGGTGCAATCATTAACAAAATCAAAGGGGTACAATAATGGCCGGTTTAGGAATGCAATTTAACGCTGGACAACACGCAGAGCGTCAACACAATAGCTTGATGCCCGCTGGTTGGTATGTTGTTCAGATTGTAAACTCTGAGATCAAACCGACTAAAACTCCAGGCGGTGCGCGTCTGAATCTTCAGTTTAAGATTATGCAGGGTGATTTTGCTGGTCGTGTAATGTTTGGCGGTTACAACGTCAAGAACGCGAACCCTGTCGCTGTACAGATTGCAATGGAAGAACTGGCAGAGCTGTCCCGTGCTGTTAAAGTTCCAGTTTGGAACGATACCGAACAACTGCACGGTATTCCGTTCAACCTGAAAGTGAAAGTTCGTCAGCAACCTGGCTATGAGCCAAACAACGAACCTCAGATTTATCAAGCAATTGATAATATGGAAGGTGTTGTATACGCAACTAAAGCGGACATGGCTAACCTGCCTAAATCAACTCCAGCAGCGGCAGCACAGTCTCCGGCATTTGGTGGCGGTGCATTCGGTGGCACTCAGCAACCACAGCAGCAACCGCAGCAGGGTTTCCCGGGCGCATTTGGGCAGCAGCCGCAGCAACAGCAGCAGCAACCTCAGACTCAGGGGTTCCAGCAGCAACAACAGCAACAACAGCCGCAGCAGCCGGTACAGCAACAGCAGCAACCGCAGCAGTCTGGAACAGTTGATTTTAACAGTGCGGCACAATCTCAACCGTGGGCTAATGATGCGCAGCAACAGACTCAGCAGCAACCTAACTGGGCAACTCAGCAGGTACAGCCTGGAGCAGAGCAACCACAAGCTCAAGCTCAGAATACTGGTACTGCTAACCATGCAGAACCTGAAGTCCAGGATGATATCGCTAAAGCAGCTCAGACCAAGACTCCACCGTGGAAACGTTCCACTGAAGGCGATGACGCTGCACAGTAATTAAAAATCATGTTATAATAAAGCTCCTTCGGGAGCTTTATTTTTCTATATAGGATTATGATATGCCACATTTTTATCCTGCTACTAAGACAATGGAGTTATTCAATGACTGTATTGAACGAGATCAAGGATCCGCTTACAGAGTATGGCTCGGAAAAGTATTACCGCATATTGAAGACGCATATCGAGAGGGAGATGGCGGATTCCGTTCGCATCTTGGGATTAGTCTTATCGGGCAAGAATGTAGTAGAGCAATCTTCTACGGATGGCGATGGGCAACTAAACCACACTTTAACGGTAAAACCTTACGTCTATTCAATCGCGGGCATCTTGAAGAAGGTCGCTTCGTGGCCTTACTACTTACCGCCGGTATGCAAGTCATCCAACAAGACGAAAATGGCAGCCAGTATCGAGTCAGCTATCTCAACGGGCACTTTGGCTCGGCGATAGATGGTATTGTCATTGGTTGCCCAGACATGCCGCAACCTTCTACACCAATCTTGACGGAAATGAAAACGCACAATAACGATTCGTTCAAGAAACTTGTCGTTAATGGTGTGAAGGAATCTAAATGGGAGCACTATGTCCAGATGCAGGAATACATGTTGTATTATGGACTTCCAGCCGCTCTTTATATTGCAGTTAACAAGAACACGGATGAGATTTGGGCAGAGCTTGTACCGTTTGACAGTGAGACCGCAGAACGTTACAAGGACCGTGGATTTGTAATTGCATTGGCAGAGTGCCCACCACCTAAGCTCAATGAAAGTAAATCTTACTATAAATGCAAATGGTGTGACCACAAGGCGGTATGTCATAACAACAAAATGCCTGAAGTTAACTGCCGCACATGTAAGCACTCATACCCGCTTGAAGATGGAACCTGGAGATGCGCAATCAAAGTAGCTTCCGCTACTGCATACATCACTGATGGAACCGAAGGTGTGTTAACGAAGGAAGATCAGATGGCAGCATGTGGTCAATACGAAGCAGCAGATTATTACGGTGAGTAAATGTTCAAACTACGTGATTATCAGCAAGAAGCTGTAAATAGTACATTGCGCTATTTCATCAAGCATGGTGAAAAGTCAGGAAATCCTGTTATCTTGTTGCCTACAGGGACTGGTAAGTCCCTTGTAATTGCTGGTCTATTAAAGACAATTCATGATAATTGGGGTAGTACCCGCATGATGGTAATTACTCACGTAAAAGAATTGATAGACCAGAACCACGATAAGTTCAAGAAGTTATGGCCTGAAGCACCGACTGGTATTTATAGTGCTGGTATGGGTCGCAAGGATAAGAACGCAATGATAACGTTCGCAGGTATTCAGTCTGTTGCAAAACAAGCTAAATACTTTGAGGACGTTGATATTATTATAGTGGACGAATGTGACCTTATTAGTCCAAATCAGCAAACAAGTTATCAGAAGTTCTTTGCACATATCCGTGAAAAGAATCCATATCTAAAGATCATCGGCCTTACTGCTACAAGCTGGCGTCTTGGTTTTGGTTCTATTATCAAAGACGACTATGCGCCTAACGCCCTATTTGATGAAATCGTATTTAACGCGTGTACCGTAGAGTGCTTCAACTGGTTTATTGATGAAGGTTATCTGGTTCCGTTAGTACCACGTAAAACAAAGAAAGAGTATGATGTAAGTGGTGTTCACACTCGAGGCGGTGAGTTCATTGAAAGTGAACTTCAAAAGGTTGTAAACGACCCTGATGTGACACGCCACTTGTTAGATGATGCGATTAGTATTGCGGAAGAAGAGGGTAGAATGAGCTGGCTTATCTTTTGCGCTGGTGTGGACCATGCAAAAGATGTAAAAGACTATCTCAATGAACGCGGTATTAGTTGCGAAGTTGTAACTGGTGATACACCGAAAGCCTTGCGTGACCAGTACCTTATTGACTTTAAAGCTGGTCGTTTGCAGGCAATAGCGAACAACAACGTATTAACGACAGGCTTTGACCATCCGGGTCTTGACTTGATAATTGGTATGCGTCCGTCCCAATCTTCCCGCCTATGGGTTCAGATGCTTGGACGTGGTACTCGACCTGATTATGCTGATGGTTTTGATTTGACCACAACAGAAGGTCGTTTGCAAGCTATCTCCGCTTCGCATAAACAGAACTGTCTTGTACTGGATTATGCTGGTAACACAAGACGTCTTGGGCCTATTAATGACCCTGTCATTCCTAAGCGTCCAGGGCAGAAAGGAAAGTCCGCTGCACCTGTTAAAGAATGTCCAATATGTAAGACATGGAACCATGCGTCAGTTCGTTATTGTGGTGGGTTAAAACCATTCGATACAAGTAGTATGTCTCATGAAGAAATACTCTATCTGCAAGGATTAGGTTATACCATCACAAATAATAAAGCGTGTCGTGCTGGTTATTGCGGTCATGAGTTTACTTTTGAGAAGAAACTGATGGCGAGTGCTAGTACGAAAGCTATTATCAAGAATGATTTACCAGTCACTGAAGTATTGAAAGTTGATATGGTAAGTTATTATCGTCATGAGAACAGGGGTGACCGTTCTAAGCCACCAACACTTCGTGTCGATTATCTTTGTGGCTCACAAACTATTCAACAATATATTTGCCTGTTCCATACTGGCTTTGCAGGTAAGAAAGCGCGTAACTGGTGGCGTGAGCATTGCAGCTTGGCAATCCCAGCCAACATTGATGAAGCCCTCAATGTGGTCAGCCAGCTCCGTGTACCGACGCACATTTATGTCAACTTGAAGGGTAAGTTCCCTGAAGTGTTGAATAGTTGTTATGACGGTAGTGAGTTCGGTAAGAAAGAAGCAACCAATGAACGTCCGGTTGTACAAATCGCAGCAATGAATGGGTTGTCCCAGTTTGGTGGAAGTTATACGAATAAGTTTGATGAAGACGAGCAGACTGATTCTCGTACGACAGTGTTGCATTCTACGTCTAATCAACCTATTCTTACTGGTAACGGTAAAGAACTACCACCAGATTTTGATGACGACATTCCATTTTGAGGCTTATATGGCAAAGATGACTTTTAGGAGTAATGACCATTTACCAGAAGAAGGTGAATGGAAGACTTTTAAAGAGTGGGAAGAGTTAGGTTATGGTGTAATTAAAGGTGAAAGAGCTAAACGGTTTATTCATGGTGTTGCAGTTTTTCACGAAAGTCAAGTAATCAATATTGAAGATGAATTTGAAAAATATAAACGTGAGGAATTGCAAGGAATGTATTGTGGACCAGAATGGTGGAAGGATTAAATGTACATCTTAGTTGATTATGATCGGATGCAGGTATTAGCCAAGCATCCAAACTTCCAACGTCTTCATGAGTATGGGATTCTGTGTTGTAGCGAAAGTTCTGTAGTTCTTCCGTTGGAAGTTGAAGAACTATATAAAGAGTTTGATGATGTGCAAATGCAACTTTTGTACATCAACTTAACGGGTAATAAGCAAGGTGCTTTATATCCAAAGAAAATGATCAGTAAGATCATTCATTATTTTTTAAATGAAATACCGGAGACAGTAATAGATGCGGATGTGGCTGAACAAGCGGACTGGGCAATTGCTAGTAATAAAGAGGGTGAGTGCATGTACCGCGAAGGCAGCTCTGTTCCAGATTTGGGGGAGGAGCCTAATATTCAAGTACGGAATGATAGTTCATTGGAATCCACCATCATTGACGGCCCAACCGTACAAACAAACATGGGCATACAACGGGCATGGACACCGACAAAAGAGCGGCAAGGTACTAGCGCACCGGCAAACGAAAAACGTGCCGCAACGTCGCGTACAGCCGGCACTCGCGATATTATTTTCGCTGTTGCTGACGAAATGTGGAAAGAAGCTGGTGAACCTCGTGACAAGAAGGAGATCCTTCAGCTTAGAAAACAAATGATGGATCGCTTAGAGACACAAGGTGTGAAGCGTAATACATCAAGTAATACATTAGGGGTCTGGGTAAAAGAACGTGGCTTAAATTAATTAACTAAAATATTGCATAGTTCTTTTAGAGGGGTTATAGTGCAACCACTTAGAACGTAGTTCACAACCAATAACCACACTGTGAGGATTTAAATCATGGCTAAAGCGAAAACTGAAGATCAACTGTTGGCTGAAGAAGCCGCAAAGAAAGCCGCTGCGGAAGCTGAAGCAAAGAAAAAACGTGAAGCTGAAGAAAAAGCAGCACGTGAATTACAGGCTAAAGTTGACGCCGCAATGAACGAAGCCACTGCCGGTTACAATGTGATCGAAGGTGCTGTGTCCGCTGTTAAAGAACAGTTCGACACTCTGCACGAAGGTTCATTGCTGGACGAAGTTAAAGCAGTTGAAGGCGTAGTTACCGCTCAACTGAAGACCGCTAAAGAAGGTTTGAAAGCTGTTAAAGCAGCAGCACGTAAAGTTAAAGATAACGATCAACTGAAAACTGCCGTTGCAGCATCTGAAGATCTGGTTTCCGGCGTTGAAGCCACTCTGAAAGATGTTAAAGGCCGTGTATCCGCTGCCCGTGAAGCCACTAAAGCCGCTGAAAAAGCGAAACGTGACGCTGAACGCGCTGAGAAGAAACGTCTGCAAGACGAAGAGCGCGCTCGTAAAGCAGCAGAACGCGAAGCTAAGAAAGAGCCGGAACAGAACGGTATTCGCAAGCCTGGTGCTGGTACTCTGTGCCGTGCTGCATGGGACATCTTTGACGCTGTTACCCTGGAGCTGGGTCAGACTGCACCGATCAGCTACGTTCTGCCGGTTGCACTGGACAAAGGCCTGAACGAAGCGAACGTCAAAGCGGAATACGCTCGCTGGAAGAAATACATGGGTATTACTGGTCGCGTATCAGTTCCAGTACCTGCTAATATTGCACAGGCGGCCGCTAACGTAGAAATTCCGTCTCAGAAATCTGCAGAGTAATCTGTAGACACTTCGGAAACTCAGAAGGGGCATTTACTGCCCCTTTGTTATCTTACCCCGAGGTTCAAATGTTTGCACAAGCCATTATCGCCCACCACTGGGCTCAAGCCAAATTTGGAAATCATATGAAAATTATTAATACTCAGGAACCTGAGAAGTTAGTTCGTGAACGTGGTATTCTTGACGTACATTCCATTTTTCATACCATTCAAGGCGAAGGCCCATTTTGTGGTCAACCTGCCGTATTCGTTCGATTAGCTGGTTGTAACCTGCAATGCCCGGGTTGCGATACAAACTATACGTCCAATCGTAAGAAAATGAGTCACAGTGATATTTGGCAAGAGATTGTTCGTGTCACTGGTGAAGCTAAGACTAAACTAGTTGTCATTACTGGTGGCGAACCTTTCCGTCAACCTGAAGTTGTTAATTTTATCAACTACCTTATTGATATGAAAGGATACCGTGTACAGGTTGAAACTAACGGAACTATGCCTATCCCGCGTGAACTCAACTATAGCTGTGTGGTAGTATGTAGTCCTAAGGCAGCAAAGGTTCACCCTAGCGTTTCCGCTCGAGCAAATGCTTTCAAATATGTAATGAAAAGCGGAAACGTTAACGAGGAAGATGGATTACCGTTGCAGGCACTGGATCACCGTGCAACACCATTTATTGCACGCCCGCCTGTACACTTTAAAGGTAATATTTATCTTCAGCCTATGGATGAACAGGACGACAATGCTAATAAAGCAAACGCTCAAGCTGTCGTTAAATACGCAATGAAGCATAATTACATCGTGCAATTGCAGGTTCACAAGTATTTAGGGGTAGAATGAAGTTATACATATTTGAAAACGCGTGGATGGTCCCTGCCGCTAATGATCATTATGCAGGCGACGGTCAGCGTGCTAAAAGATACAATGTGTTCAACTAATAAGGTAGGTTGTTATGAATAAGTATGTTCAATTACTTGGTGAGATTGTTCCGGAAGATGTATTGAATAAGTGTCTGTTTGATGAAGACGGATTTGTAAAACATTATGTAGATACATCTTCACAGTTTGCATCTCACTCAGCTCTTGGATTTGTAATTCGAGCTGGATATGCGGTTGATGTGTTGAATGACATGAGTCCTACACTCACTGTTTTTGTCGAAGGTATGGACGTACATGATCTTATGAATTTAAAGACCGTCTATAACACTCACGTCACGCCACCACGTAATGCACTTTACAAATGGCGTATTAATACTTCTGTTAGTAAAAGCCAGAAAGTAACACAAGAAGCGGAAGTGATGGTTAAAAATCATAAAACTTCTTCTGAAAAATTAGCTGGTATCATGGAAGATGTACTTACGAGCGCCTTTAAAGTTGAGCGTAACAAAGAAGGTGAGCCGCAGGTATTCATTAGTGACGCACTTATCAAAGAGAATTGTGTCCAGGATATTAAAGCTCCACGTCCGAATAAATATATGCGCAAAATCAAAACTTTCGAATCGCATGATATTAACGGTAGCCCAATTGAAATTGATGTATGGGTTGATGTTTACGACGTAATTAAAGCATTCAATGTAACCAGTGGGCCCATGCAACATGCACTGAAGAAAGTGCTGTGTGCTGGTGAGCGCGGTCATAAGGACTTGCTGGAAGACCTCAACGACATTATTGCATCCGTTGAGCGTGAAATTGAAATGGTTAAGGAAGGTAATTAATATGTGCTCTATCTTTGGTGTTATTACTAACGGTCAACCTGAAAGTCTTATCATTCGTAACGATATCAACGATCTCATTAAAGCTAGTATCAACCGTGGTCGTGATGGTCTTGGTGTACGCTTTACGCATGGTGACCACAATATGCACCCGCAACGTATCGTCAGTGTCGGTAAGGAAACATCGCTGGAACGTCTTGTTAAAGTTGGGCGCATTGCATCTCACGCTGGAGCTATTGGCAGCTTCACGATGATTGGTAACGCTCGTGCTGAACCGACTACAGAATGGGTCGTTGAAAAGAACGAGTGGGACCAACAACCTTATCACTTAGATGGTTGGACTATTGTTCATAACGGTACTATTGCGAACGATAAAGACATTCGCACCTATGCACTACAGACTAAGATTGATAGTGCTGCAATTGTAGAACAGTTAGCAGAATGTACAGTTGAAAATCCCATAATCAGTCTTGACTACTTATACACTGTATTTGTACATGTTGTTCGTAAGTTGAAAGGTAGTTATGCAATTCTTGCAACACATGATTCTTTACCTGGGCACGTATTCACAGCCTGTAATTACCGTCCTATCTGGATTGGTCAGTCTCATACGGGTATGTATTTCGCCAGCCAAGAAGATATGCTACCTGCGCGTACTACGAAGAAGATGCTGAAACCTTACACTTGTAATGTGGTCACATCAACTGGTGTACGCAGTGAGGTTGATCTTATCCCAAATAAGCAAACTCAACGCGCGTTAGTTGTTGCCAGTGGTGGTATGGACAGCACGGTAGCAGCTCAGATGTGCAAGTCCAATGGTTTAGAGGTCACTCTCATTAACTTCCAGTATGGTTGTCGTGCAGAAACTAATGAGTTAAAGGCTATTCGTAAGATTGCGGAAGTGATGGAAGTTCCGTTAGTTGAGTTCCCAATCCCAATCTACGATAAGAAAGACAGCCCATTATTTGATCAGGATGCTGCAATTGCGGGCGGTGAAGAAGGTGCTGAGTTTGCCCACGAATGGGTTCCAGCTCGTAACCTTGTAATGCTTTCTGTCGCTACTGCATACGCAGAAGCTAACGGTTTCGACTATATTGTTCTTGGTAACAACTTAGAAGAAGCTGGAGCCTATCCGGACAACGAGCCCGAGTTTATTAACCGCTTTAATCAGGTGCTACCATTCGCTGTAGGCGACGGTAAGCGCGTTGAAGTGCTCATGCCGGTAGGTAACTTAATGAAGCACGAAATTGTCGCTACAGGTCTACGTTTAGGGGCCCCGCTTGAGCATACCTGGAGCTGTTACCGTAACGGGGATTTGCATTGTGGTACTTGTGGCCCTTGCATGATGCGTCGGACTGCGTTTAATATTAATGACACACAAGAAGTTATTAAATACGAAAGCGAGGCGTAAATGAATAAATTGAGCAGCTTGGCAAGGATGGGTATAGCCCACAAGTGTTTCGGTAATCCGATTCCTCAACAGGCTTATGATTTAATCGAAGCGGTCGAAGAAGCTATTTTGGACTTCAATCCTCAGTTAAAAGTGAATAAAGAAATTTATAAAGGCCATAAATCACTTGAAGACATGATTGAAGGTCACATATCCGTATGGCGAGATGCGTTAGAAAAACTGCATGAAGAGTCGACAGAACCGGATGATATGAGTTACTATGCTCATGAACTTAGAGCACTTGCAGAGATTGAAGCAGCAGTTAAAACAAAGTCAGGAGAATAAAATGGGTTACACTGTTATTCGTTCACATGAGATTTGCGCTGGGCATCGTGTTGTAGGGCACGAAAGCAAATGTCGCCACCTCCACGGTCACAACTATAAGTTTCACTTTAAGGTTGCGCCGAAACCTGAAACAATCCCGGGCATAGCGCCAGCAAGTATGGCAACTAAGCCTGGAAAACTGGACGTCGTCGGGCGAGTGATTGACTTTAGTGTGGTTAAAACTACGCTTTGCCAGTGGCTGGAAGATAACTGGGATCATAAATTTCTACATTGGGAGAATGATACTTTGATAGAAGGTCTAAGATCTATTGTTGGATCAGAAGACCGTTGTGGAGAGCATATTTCTGCGAGAGAGCAGTTAAATTTCTTAGACTCGCTGGTGTCCTTACCATTCAACCCAACTGCGGAAAACTTAGCTGCATATATGGTTGACGTAATTGGTCCACAACTTCTTGACGAGTATGGTGTTGAACTGGTAGAATGCACCATTGAAGAAACGTCCAAATGCCATGTCAACTATTGCAAATGATTGACCACACAAGGAAACTGTAAACCATGAATAAATTTGTTATTGCACAGCATATTGAAAATATCCTTCGTCAGATTGAAGAAAATGATTTTGGTCCTCTTCGTCCAGGGTTAGAAGAAACACCTGAACGTGTTGCTAAAGCATTTGAGACGTGGTTCGGTGGTTACAATACTGATATTGCATCTCTGTTCAAGACCTTTGAAGATGGTGGGGAAAACTGTAATGAAATGGTCATCGTCCGCGATATTCCAGTTTATAGCCATTGTGAGCATCATATGGCTCCCATTATCGGTCGTGCTGTTGTGGGATATGTACCAAATGGGAAAATTGTTGGGCTTTCTAAACTGTCTCGCGTCGTAGATGCGTTCTCTCGACGTTTGCAAGTCCAGGAGCGTTTAACTAACCAAATTGCGGATGCTATTGTAGAACACTTAGACCCGAAAGCTGTGTGTGTTTACATCGATGCAAAACATATGTGCATGGAGTCGCGCGGTGTTAAGCAAGTGTGCGGAAGCTCTACCATCACTAAGGCGTTTCGTGGTGCGACAGCCTCCGGTGAATTTGGCATTGAGACGGAGAATGGTTATATTTGGCGTCGGGAATTTCTTGAAGCGTGTAAGAAGTAACTGATTTGCGAATCATACATTATCTTTAATATAATAAGCGCCTACGGGCGCTTATTTGTTAGGTGAACAATGCACAGAGAAGATATCAACTATACCTTTCAGATTTATATGGCTGCCGTATATACGAACAGCTATAAACCGGGAATGAACCGCTATGTTAAACTCAACGAACAAGAAAAACGTGTTGTCGAAAATATTCCAAACATTCTTGAATCCTGGCACTACGTTGGAAAGCAATCATATGTTGATGCCATGCGTGCCGATGGGGCCAAGATATTCCTCGACTCCGGAGCGTTCTCAGCTTACACTTTGGGAGTTACGTTATCAGTTAAAGAATACTGCGATTACATCCAACGAAACATAGATATTATTCGTGTAGAAGATGGTTCACTTATGGCGTCCGTACTCGATGGTATCGGTGATCCACTTCAGACATGGCGTAACCAGGAAGAGATGGAAGCCAGAGGTGTAAGACCTTTACCATGCTTTCACGCGGGTGAACCTTTTGAATACCTGGACCATTATGTGCGTAATTATGAGTATATCACGCTCGGTGGTCTTGTTGGAGCGAGTACGCAACAACTCCAAATATGGCTGGACAGGGTATGGGATAAACACCTTGTAGACGGTAGTGGACGCGCAAAGATTAAAGTTCACGGATTTGGTATTACATCTCGCCCACTTATGGAACGTTATCCGTGGTACTCTTGCGACTCGTCCTCCTGGATCCAATCTGCGGCGTTTGGCGCTATTGAGACGCCTAAGTGGGGTCCAATGCAGGTGTCCGAAAAGTCTCCGTCACGTCACTATCAAGGGCAGCATATCTGTAATCTTTCAGAAATAGAACAGAATAACGTTCTACGCTACTTAGAGGAGTCAGGTTTCACATACGAGCGACTTTCAACGATATACGAATCACGCGCTGCATACAATTTATGGGCGTATGGTGTGGTCAACGCTATGATTCTTGCTAACCACAATGGGAAGTTCAACGAACGTCTCCAGGATTTATTTGACGAGTAAGGTTACTTATGGATTTACTTGATGCTTTAAAGTTTGTTCAGGGTTCTGTAGCTAAGAAAGAACTCCAGGAAGGTTTAACTCACTTCCGTATTGTTGACGGTACTGTTCGCGGGTTCAACGGAACTATTTCATTGTGTAGTCCAGTACCTTTGAACATTGACTGTACACCAAAAGCCGAACCGATGCTCAAGGCTATTGCAGCATGTGACGAAGCTGTACAGATGACAATGTTAGCGAACGGTAAGTTGAGCATTAAGTCCGGTGGCTTTAAGGTTAGTGTAGATACTCTTCAGAAACCAACTGCACACGTAGAGCCAGAAGGAACAATTCACGAAATAGACGGTCAGCTTTTTCTCAACGGTTTAAGCCGCGTAACGCCGTTTATAAGCGACGATGCTTCCCGCCCATGGTCTTGCGGCGTGCTGGTAAAACAGGGCAGCATGTACGCGACCAACAACGCCAGCATTATACAATATTGGTTCGGTGCTGTATTCCCTGTCGATTGTGTTGTACCACGTATGGCCATCAAAGAGCTATTGCGCATTAAAAAGCCACCAGTAAGAATTCAATGTACAGATACCAGTATGACATTTCACTACGAAGACGGTTGCTGGTTGCGTACCCAATTGCTGGAATTAAAGTGGCCCAACATTGACAAGATAATTGAGCGTACAGAAAAGGGGTCTGACGTCTATACGCTTGATACTGAGCTTTTTAACTGCTTAGAGAAAATAAAACCGTTCTGTGAACGCGATGGGCGTATTTATATGGAAAATGGTGTTGTGCGTACCCATTACAACGAGCTGGACGGTGCTAGTGCAATGTACCGTGAATCCAAGTCAATTGGCGTGTATAATATAGATCTTATTATGCAGTTGAAAGGACTTGCAACGGATTGGGACGCTTCTCGTTTCAATGAAAAGGACGAAAGGGGTCTTTCAACTCCTATTATTTTTTATGGTGAAAATCTACGTGGGGTAATTGTAGGATTTCGTCTATGAGAAAAGATGCTATTGGTTTCTTTTGGGAGGATTTACCTCCTGCTAAGAAAGAGAAGAAACAGAAAGTAAAACGTCAACCAGTTGAAAGGGTATGGGAGCGCCCAGACTACCTTCCAGGTCTTGATGCAGCAATGCGTTTTGCAGCTAACGATCCGCGTATGACAGACGGTGAGTTAGTGGAGATGTATTTTGCACAAGAAACGTTTGTATACGATATTGAATGCTATAAGAACTATTTTCTTGTGGCATTCAAAGGGGTTAAGTTCGGTAAGGTTTATTATCTAGAAATGACTGCCGGTCAGACACTTGACACGGAAAAGTATGAATGGATAATGAAGAACTTTCGTACCGTTGGTTTCAACTCAAGAAACTACGATAATACGATGACATTCCTTGCCATTGCTGGTCTCACTGTCGACAAGTTGAAAGAAGCAAGTGACAGGATGATCCAGGAAGAGTGGGCTCCGTGGGACATTCTTAACAGCTTTGGCGTAAAACAGTTTTGGATTGACCACATTGACGTTCAAGAAGTAGCTCCTGGCTTCGGTTCACTAAAGCTGTACGGTGGCCGTATGCACATGCAGAAGCTCCAGGACTTACCATTCCCGGCGCACTGGGCGCTGTCCATAGAACAGATTGCTATTGTGCGCTTCTACTGTATTAACGACCTTGATACAACAATGGCTCTGTTTAACTCACTGGAAGAGCAGATTCATTTACGTGAGATTATGAGTGAAGAGTATAAAGTGGATCTTCGCTCTAAATCTGATGCACAGATCGCAGAAGCTGTAATCCGTCATGAGATGAAGGAAATGTTGGGCTTCGTACCACAGAAAGGGATGGTGGAAGTCGGCAGAACCTTCAGATACAATCCTCCAGTGTGGTTAGGTTTCCAAACGCCACTAATGAAGTCCGTATTTCAGGTGGTGCTTGACAGTTACTTCCGAGTTGCAGAAGATGGTAAGATTAAGCAACCATCTACAATGAACTCTCTGAAGTTTACGATCAACCAGACAACTTACAACATGGGTATCGGTGGTCTGCACTCGTGCGAAGAGTTGATGGAGATTGTACCATCTGAAGATGAAGAGATGTGGGATGCTGACGTAACATCATACTACCCAATCTGTATCATTAACCAGCAACTATATCCTGAACACCTGGGCCCACGTTTTATCGATATCTTCGTTAAAATCGTAGAACGACGTATTGCAGCTAAGATGGCTCATGACGATAAGACCGCACAAACTCTTAAGATCGTTATCAACGGTTCCTATGGTAAGTTCGGTTCACCGTTCTCTATCCTGTATGCACCGCACCTTATTATCCAGACTACGCTCACAGGTCAGTTAGCTCTGCTTATGCTCATTGAGACACTGGAGCTTAATGGTATCCAGGTCGTTAGTGCTAACACGGATGGTATCGTTATTAAACCTTGCAAGGCTAAGAAGCAATTAATGACAGATATCATTAAGTGGTGGGAAGAGACAACTGGCTTTGAAATGGAACTGAACCAGTACCTGCGTCTTAACTCTGCAAACGTTAACAACTACGTCGCAATCAAAGCGGATGGTAAAGCCAAGCGTAAAGGTTGGTTCGCAGAGACAGGCCTTGCTAAGAACGCGGAAGGTGAGATCATTATGGATGCTGTGGTTAATCTCCTCCGTGACGGTACACCAATTGCTAAAACTATCACAGAGTGTCAGGACATTCGTAAGTTTGTTTGTATCAAAACAGCCAACGGTGGCGCTGCGTGGAATAGTGAGCCATTAGGTAAAGTCGTTCGCTGGTATTATACAAAAGAGGAAGTACCTGAAATACTGATAATCAAAAGTGGTGGTCGTGTTGGTAAGACAGCAGGGGGTAAACCTATGATGGAACTCACTGACCAGCTACCGCCAGATCTCAACCACGAAGTGTACATAGCTAAAGCGGAAAAATTGCTGGAAAAACTCGCATACGCCGCTTAATAAAAAGTGGGCCAATACGTTTGTACTGGCCCACAATAAAATGCCCCAAAATGCCGCACGTTGCCTCTGCTTATTCTTCTTTTTCTTGTTTTTTATTTGATTCTTGGATGCCTAGTACAGCCAAGACCTTCACAGCAATACGTTGTGCAATATCAACTTGTTGTTGAGTTAACTTACCTGAACTCATTACAGACATGATGCCAGATAACGAGCCCATTGATTTAAAATCATTAAAAGCAGATTTCAGGATATCCAATTCCGAGTGGCCTTCATCTACTACAACATGAGCTCGTATTGCTAGTTGTTTTACTACTTTATCGATACCTTCGTTCTTTGTCATTTGACTTCACCTTTCTGCTCTGGCTTGACCACAGTTTGCGGTTGAGGTTGCGTCTGAGGTTCTGGAGTTTGCGGTTTCGCGTGTAATACGCTCTGATCAATCGTCGGTGGCCATGGGCTAATGCTCTCACGGGATTCTACAGGCTGCGCTGGTTCCAGACCTAAGAACTTACTTACGAATTCACCTGCAAAGTCAGAGTTATCGCTCACATATACGTGCATACGATCGAGATCGGATTGGCTAATGGAGTTCGGAGCTATTGTGATCTTAAACTGGTGGAAGCCAACATACATCACATTCACTGGACGTTCGATAGTACCTGGCGTTGGTGGTATCACACCCATTATCCAACAATAATGAACCCGACCATCTGCCATAGGTTCGCAACCAGCATTTAGCCAGCTGACCTTTTGGTGCGGAAACGCAGTCGTTGAATCGGTAGCGTCCCGACGTAACGCCCATTCAACGCCGCCAACGCTGATGGAACTTTTCGGTTTCATACCATTGAATTGAGTAACGCCCATACCATTGTTTATGTTCTGCATGTCGGCTTCCTATCTTTTACATCGCTTTCATTTTCTTGAGTGCGCAAATACAGGCCGCCGCAAGATCAGTTAGTTCTTTTTCTACACCAGTATGTGAACCTTCAGCTTTCTTTTCCATCAATTCACGATACTCCATTTCGACAATTGACATCATGCCGCCGGACTTGCTACTGTACGCCGCCCAAGTTGACGGAGGCTGTTCCATCCGCTGATGCACATCTGCCATAACTGCCATAGATTCATGATCTCCAGCATGAAGTTTATCATGTTCATGATACTCCTCTTTATGGTGTTCGTCCGTCTTGTAAACCAGATGAGGTAAAGCAATTGACGGAAGACGAACATGTGGTAACGCAAACGTGGCTATCTTGATGTGACCCATATGTTTGACCTCTTTTTAAAAACGCCCCGCGAGAGGCGTTTAGTTGACCACACTTTAGGATCTTATCAACCACAGCAACCAGTCGGCGGAGTCGGAGGAGTTGGCAGCTTGAAGTTAACGAGCTGTTCAACCTGATCGATTTGGCACTTCAGTTTCGCGGTCTGAGCCTGCTGAGAGATCAGGAAATCACGTGACTGGATCTGAGACTTCAGATCACAAATCAGGATTGCTTGACGATCTGCTTCTTGTTTCAACAGCAGAGCGCGGGTTTCGTTACCCTGACGTTCGATGTTGAGGTTGGTTTCGCAGCAACACTCTTGAGCTCGTAATTGAGCTTCATAAGCGATACGCTGTTGTTCATAGGATTGAGCGCAGATAGCGTTAGCGATCTGGTTAGTACCCTGCTGAACCTGATTATTCAGACCAGCGAAGCCCTGCACTGATGCCAGCAGGTTTTGAGTGTTCTGCTGAGTGATACCGTTAAAGGTGGAAGCAGCAGAACGCTCTACAGTCAGGTTAGTACCATTCTGACCCTGGATAGTCTGCAGAGTACCGTTGTTGATAGCTTGCAGAATAGCATTGGTGTCAATTGATGATTGAACTTCTACAGGGCCAGCACGACCACCCCAACCACCCCAACCGCCACCACCCCAACCATTTCCGATCCACGAACCGATTAAGCCACCGATACCACCGCCAACGGCCGCTGCACCAGCTTCACCACCGAAACCGCCACCTAAACCGCTCGGAATAAGAGTCATGTCAGACATATGGATTCCCCATTCAGATTGTTAAATTTATGTAACTCTTACGTTACAGAGCAAGCATATAGCAAAAGTGGGAAATCACAAGGTAAAGCGTAAAAATGATTTGTAAATATTGAAAATAAAAATTATCCGCTGGTCGTTGGACTTACAGCGGATAATTATTTATATCAGGCTAATGGAGGTCGTTACGACATGTATTATTCTGGAGTCTCAGGCCAGATAATATTCTGTGGATCATTTTCGTTTATACGGTTAACAAGTACGCGAAACTTTCTCCAGGAATCCAGCATTGAACTTTCTTCGTCGGTAGCTAGATTATAAGTCACAGCATCTTGTAAAATACTAATTTTATAATCTGCTAGATTAAGAAGGTCCGTCTTATGCTGTGTTGCATTTGCAACCAACTTAGCACGTTTTGCGTCCGGATCGTCTACCCACATATCGCCGTTCCACTTCATGTACTCACCATCGGGAGCGATATAAGTTACATTATCCGGAAGTGAACCAATTGTGGTTATCACTAAAGGAAGTCCTGTATCTTTATCATATACAACTTTCCCTCGGTGATCTTCACGTAGGATCCACACTTGACTTTCTGGTTTAAAAATTGCCACATAATTTTCTGGAGCCACTGGTGGCTCGATATCTGTACAACCTGCGGGAAGACCTGTATTGGCTACCACATAAGCCTCACGGGTTCCCACATATTCGCCCGTATCGCCAGAGTAGTCGTACACGGTTACAGTTTGGTCTTCATTACTCATTTCAAAAGACATTAAGCAGCCCTCACAATATAGTTGAATGCAACGTTCTTAACGGTGTTTTCTGTGTTACCCGTTGCGTTAACTGTAACACCGTGGCTGTGTGAACCTAAAGCGACTGTGTGCGTGTGTGCGCCTATACCAACTGTATGTGTGTGAGCACCAATACCGACAGTATGTGCGTGAGCACCTGCGCTTGCAGCAGTGCCGGACAATGAGTGACTGTGGTTGCCCTGACTGTCTGTTTTCGATAAATAACCAGCACCCTGTACGTTGGTTCCTTTAACCGTGGATAAACTTCCTGAAACGGTTGTTGTTCCATACTGGCTCCAGCCACTACTGTTCATCCTTAAACCACCTGTGTGGGCATGAGCGCCAGCGGCCCCTGTTGAACCGCTCAGACTATGTGTATGCGCACCCGTGCTATTACTTGTCTTAGTACCGTAGTCGAAGCTACTTGTCGTCTTAGTACCGTAGTCGAAGCTGGAAGTTGTTTTGCTTCCAAGATCAACAGATGCAGTAGATGCGGTGTGGGTATGTGATTTCACACCATCAGCTTCTGTAGAAAGTACGTCACGACCGCTTGCAGGCTTACCTTTGATGGTTTGACCACGCATGTCCGGTAGTACGCCCGACGGGTATGCAGCAGCCAATTTCGGGTATGCAGCTTTATCGAATGCCTGCCCTTGCATCACAATATAACCGGACGGAGGTGTATCCGTAGGCCACGGTAATGGAACACCTACAGGTAGAGCTTCACCAGACGGAGGTGGGTTCTTTTTGGTGTAAATTTGATCCCAATCTTCTTCGAAACCGTAACCATCACGCGATGTACGATACCAAAGACCACCATTCCTATACATAGCTCTTATCTGCAAAGAAGGTGTTGAGGAGCCAGCATTTTGATAGTAATGCACTACAAGATCCGAGCTGCCCTTTCTCACATGGTTATAGACACCAGATATAGCGTTCCATGGGACGCTGTTATTGTCTATATCATCTTCTACATTAATAATACCTGTTTGTCCTAAGGCAAACGCATTCACGTTTCTAGGTGGAATCGATATATCTCCACTACCATCAAAAAGCACATTGGCAATCCTACGTGCTGTCTGTAGTTTGGTGGCAGTTGCCGCGTTACCAGTTGTGTTCTGATTACCTTGGATGTTAACGCCTGGAAGATTGACATCAGCAGTACCGTCGAATGAAGCGCCACCAATTTTACGCGCTGTCTGTAACTTCGTTGCACTGGATGCGTTACCATTTACACCTTGACCGGCATTGAGCTTAGTGCCAATGGTGAACTCACCAGTAGCGTTATCAATCATAAATGGTCTTAGATTGTTCCAACCACCGTATTGATCGCCTTTAGCAGTAAAGAGAAGATAGGTGTTGGCACCATCGTTCCGCCAAAACGCACCGTAGTCCCCACCAATCATACGGATCTGATTTTCACCACGAGCTACGATTTCACCATTAGCGTAGATTTTATTACCACTAATATCTGCATTTGTGAGGAGTGCGTGCGAACTATAAAACCCTCTACCAGTTGAGAAATCAAGTATAGTATCAGCGGAAACGCATTCTGTTTTAGGATTTGTGGCGCCCCATTTGTAAGTTGTTTGCCCGACAACATAATCGGCAGACGGTACAACAACAGATAAGCCTTCTTCTACATATACAGAAATAGGAAACGCTTCACCTTCGACATAGAATACACTGCTCACATCATCATCTTTGTTACTCATCATAATGGAATGAATAGCACGTTCACTTGCAGTATATGCGTGAAACATTCCATAAGCATATTTTCCTCTGTCAGTCCAACCACCGGGCATGACAAATCCGTTGAACTCGCAGTTGTTGAGTCTATGGTTTCCTGTTCTTGAACCTGTACTTATCGTTACCCTAGATGCTAATTCATCGGTGAATTTAGCAGAACGACGAATAACCACAGGATAAAACTTACCTGCTTCAACTCCTGCGGGCGCATTCACTGTCAAATACTTCATTCCTCGTTTAGCGGCCATATCAGTCTTGCTGGCAGCATTAATGTTGCTCAGGAAGCGAGCCTTGTCTGGGATATCCGCACCGTTTTGATTCTTCTGCAATGCACCAAGAGCTAAGTTAACAGTCTCCCGTAAACCAACGTTATCAATGAACAGTTGTTTATTGGGAATGTCAGCACCGTTCTGATCTTTGGCCAACTTACTGTTAATAAGTGTGGTCATCGTCGTTGCAAAGTTCGGATCATCACCAAGAGCGTCAGCTAACTCCTTCAGAGTGTTTAACGCGTCTGGTGCATCACCAATCAGTGCGCTTATAATTTGGTGTACAAACTGAGTTGTAGCAATCTGATTGTTATTAACTTCAGGTGCTGGAGTTGGTGCTGTCGGTACACCAGTTAAATTAGGACTGTTTGACGGAGCTTTAGTATTAGCAACGTCCATGACTGTTTTAACAGCCTTTGGTGTAGCTGCCAGGTTCTCGGCGGTGCTGTTAGTATCATTGCTGAGACGAACGACACCTTTAGTAGTTAAGGTTGCGTCTTCAAGATTGATTGCACCAGCGATCTCTTCCGCACGTTCAGCGGCAGCTTCCGAGCGTAAAGCAGCAGACTCGGATCTTCCAGCTAAAGTACCAGCATTAGTTTCTGAAGTCTTAGCGTTGGTTTCGCTCGCTTTAGCTGCGGTAGCACTAGCAGCAGACTCACCAGCTTTATCAATTGCAGTCTGAGCGGATGCTGCCGCATTAGTTTCAGACGTAGAGGCGGAAGCTGCCTTCTGTGTTGCAACTGTTTCGCTTGCTTTAGCTGCGTTAGCTGCGGTCTGTGATTCACCAGCAGAAGTAGCGGACTCAACTGCGCTTGCTTTGGATGCGTCTTTTGCGGCCTCAGCAGCTACTTTCGCTTGATTAGCATTGGTTGCACTTGCAGACGCTTCCTTTGCTTTAGTATCAGCCAAAGCTGCATTGTTAGCAGATGCAGTTTCTGACGCTTTAGCATTGTTAGCAGAAGTAGTTGCAGCGTTTTTGAGAGCTGTTACTTCAGCAACACCATCTTCTTTAATATGTTGCGTGTCTGTCTTTAATTGTGCAACTTCAGCTTTCAATCCTTGCACAGCAGTAAGAGCCTGTTGCGCTGATGTAGCGGAACCAGCCGCTGCGTTCTTGGATTGCAATGCGGAAGACGCACTGGCGGCAGATTCCTGTTTTGACAGCAGAGCCGACGCTGCATCTGTTGCAGCAGAGTTTTTACTGGTCTCTGCATTAAGCTCGCTCTTCTTAGCATTAGCAGCAGATTCAGAAGCCTGCAATGCAAATTGCTCAGAGTTAGCGACCAGTTGCTTTATCTCCTGAAGTATTTCAGGTGTTGTTTCTTCTGGAGCCCATTTAGTAAGATATGCGTTAAGTGAACCGTCTTGACTATCAGCATAGACTACAATGTCACCAGCTTTATATGGTTCCTTACCTTCTGGTCCAATGATAACCACATAATGGCCGGTGTTCACCGTGACGTCGTAAGCACCTTGTGAATCGGTCTTAAATACCGCTTTACTTCCACCTAGAACTACAATAGTATTGCTTCGTGCAAGTAAGAAGACGTTTGCATTGACGATTGGTTTATTCAATCCATCAACTAGAATACCATGTAAACGAATTGCCATAATATTTCCCACTTTATTTAACTTACTCAACACAACAAGTATATTAAAATTGAACCTTGTCAACAACACAAAGGAGTCCCAATGAAACGCGCTCTGATTATACTCACATTTTGCTTGTCCCTCACCGCATGTGGTAGTGGCCTGAATACCGGTAAACCGAATTCCGGCGTTATCCCGAAACCTTTGGATCGAGATGATAACGGTTCTTTGATTTACGATACCGAAAAGCTCCCAATGACGGGGCAATGGTGTCAGGAGATTGATCACGAATACCGACGAATTGGTAGTCCTTCCAACTGTGTTATAGATTACTAAAAATAACCCCGCATTAGCGGGGTTTTGTTTAACCAGTGAATGAACCAGATCCGTGAGAAACAATAATAGTAGGCGAGGTTATAGACGCCCCTCTATTGTTCTGAGCAGAAACTGTGATTCTTACCGTAACGTTTGGACCAGTTACAACAGCAGAATGCATGATAAGTCGTTCTACATCCTGTACGCTGGAAGAACCCTCGGATCCGTTAATGTTTATCGTACCTGCACCATTCCCTCTCACGTTTGCTATAACACAGACGTGTCTTGCGTGCCCTGAGGAGGATGAATCCTTATAAGTCATTACCTTTTCCAGTACACCGTCATTAGACCGGCTCACATTCGTCCCTGTGTGCATATTTGCAATGTCCCCGATAAAACTTTGCGCTTCTACAGTTCCTTTGAATTTACCGCTTGTTGCTTGTATCTCGCCAGTAAATCTACCGCCACTAGCATATACTACACCTCTGACGGTCACATTGTTGAATTCAGCATCCCCAGCTTTATTCAACTTCCAACCAGCGGAACCGGCTACATAGTTGTTAGACTGAATGTAGTTACCGATCTTAGCGTTATCAATGGAACCGTTCTCAATGAACGTCGCCTTCATAAACACTTGACCGTTCTTAACTGCAAATGCTAAATCCGCTGTGCTGTTAGTTGGGTTATAGATAGCGAAGTTGTTGGCGTTGACCATAAAGTAAGATTGGATAGCTCCACCGGAACCTTCCATACCTAACTGAATACCAGCAACGTATTTCTGACCTTTACTATCTACCTGGATCTTAGCGCCCCACTGAGCGTTAACGTTACCTTCAAGGTCTACAACGGACTTACTGACTTCTTGTACGGTAGCTTTGACCACATTAATCTGTTGGCCGTTAGTCTCAATTAGCTTACCTTGAGCATCTATTAACTGCCCCTGTTCATTGATTGTGACGCCTTGTTGCTGTACTTTACCGTCAACAAGGACTACAGATTGTTGCACTGTATCTATTGTCTGAGTTAAGCGCCCCTCAGACGTCTCAATTTGGTTGTCCACATATCTCTTGACACCGTCGCTAACGTTTCCAATCTCAGCTATAAGTTCTTTATAGGTGTTAGTACCTTTGAACTCTGTGTCAATCTGTGGAATAAGGCCAGCAGCGTCAGTAAAGCATCTTGCAGCCACCTCTACGAAAGAGGAAGAACCGAAGGCGTTAATTGCTCGCACATACCAGTAATAAGTGTGGTCATTGAGCAATCCTTCCGAAGTCCACGTCGTACCCATGCCAGCACGGGTAGCCTGTTTCTCTACCACATCTACAGCGGTGGATGGTAATCTTGTTTCACCTGACGTCCAGAAATCATATTGCGTACTAACGTTCGCTAAATCTGCGGATTTTGGTTTCAGTGTTACTGCAAAGTAACCTTGCGTTACTTCAACAGATGTAGGAGCAGAAGGCGCCTGAATGTTAAATTCAAGATATGCTTCAGGGCTTGTTGCGCCGGTATACGCTACAGCTTTCACATGTGCTGTATAAGCGCCGCGAATAAGCCCCGTAATTCGCGTGCTCTGGCCCGGTACTTGCACCGTCAATACGGTAGCACCGTCTTTCTTAATTATTACGTTGTTGTACGCTACAGCCATTATATTTTGCCACGACAGAACGCCCTGTACAACATCGCTAATCTGCAAGACTTCATATTGCAGGTTCTGAGGTTGCATAGCGCCACCAGTAGGAAGATCAACTAAATCTGGTCTGTTTACAGGCTTACCAATAGCGTCATCCCACAAGTCAGGGAAGTCTTGGCGCACAGTTACAGTGACACCACCTTTCGGGTCAAACTGCCACTTAATGACTCGCATCTCTACTTTGTTCATTCCAATATTAGGAATGTCGACGTAAACATACATGCCTGGACGGAAGCGATACCCACGCATATTACATGGTATCTCAATAGAACGACCGATGCGTTTGCGTTTCAACGTCAAGTTAGCTAGACGTTGCGCCTGATATGGGCTTGCCACAAAACGATAGTCTACGTCCTGTGTGATCTCTTGTCCGTCTTGTTGTATCCATTCCGCGACACTTACAGGAGGGAAATCCGCTTCCTGATAGTTTTGCAGAGGATCTATGTAAGTACCAGTAATTGTATTGGTGCGTTCTTTAAAAGCCGTTTCAGGAGTGATTTTAATGTCACCAGCAATACAGCTTGTGTCAAGTGTTAGTTCAGGAGGACCATAATATGCACCGACAAGAATACCATGTTTACCGCCAATGTAAGTTAACTCGCCACCGCAAGCGTCAAGCATGTCCTCCAGAATTTTGGATGGAGCTTCGTCAATATCAAACTCACCATTTATGGTGTAACGAGGTTCATATGTGTTATCCGCGTTCTTTACACTTTCGTCACAGATATTGGCAGCTTCCTTGAACTGATCCCAAAGAATGGCATCATCAGAGCGCTTTAAGTACACTCGCAAGTAATCTAGAATAACTAAAGCTGCGTTATTACTAAATACCATTTTACCAGTTCTAGGATCTAATACTTTACGGCCTTTCTTAAGACATTTAACGTTAGGTAGTCCTGACGGGAATTTTTCAGAATCGAAGACAAGGTTTAATTGCATCCAGCAAATGCCTTTACCAATCATATCACGCTTCCATGATGGGCAACGATTCAACATATCTTGACTAACGGTAGTAGGGTTATTATGTATTATATACTTCGCTTTATCACCAAAAGTTTCGATAGCGTCATCACCTAACCACACTTGTCCTACGCCTGTCAGCTCATGGCCTGCCAATACAAGCGCCAGCGTTAGCTTTTCGTGGTTCTCACCATGTTTATTGTTGTCCTGTACTCCTGGTTCTTCTTCCGCAAATACAAGAACACCACTAGACACAGTAGTCCCATAAATTACGGTTCTTGCAGCGGCCGCAGCTCGGATTACTTGTTTACGTTCGCTCTGAGGTGTATAGGAGTCAAAGTTATAGCTCTGAGTCTTTGTAAGTAGAGCTCCAGCGGCACTGGCAGCAATACCAATCACAAGCGCGGTAGTAGCTGTGATAATACCTGCCGCTGCCCCAGCGGCTGCACCAATAGCAACTACAGCTCCAATTATTGCTGGTGGCATTTACACCCTCCACGCGTCTGTAATTTCGACGTCCGTCAGTTTAAAGGTAACAACACCATTCGGGCCCATCGCCCAAATGCAACCAGTCCACAACACCCCAGCAGTTAAGCCAAGATCTCCGTTAAATGTCACTACGTCCCCACGTTGAGCAAACTTTCTGTCTACACGAACTGGTAAGAATGAGTCTAGAACCATTGCAAGGGATGTGTCTTTAACTCGTTTTAGCATAAAGCGTTTGCAGCTAATCTCCGAGTCATATTGACCAATAACTTCATCTGCAATCTTTGTACCATATTGAGCATCAATGCACTTAGCAGCAAAGATGCAGCAATCGTTTTGACCCCATTGGAATGGAACTTCTTTGAGGGAGTTAACTGTGGTTAGCAATCGCATCTGCCAACCTGGAGTCTTACTCGTAAATGAATCCTGGCGCATCTTTTTTACTTCCCCAATAAATTGAACGCTCTGCCATCTGTGCAACATATCTAAAGAAGCGATCTCCCGGATGTAATCGCTGTTGACTTTCATCCGTATAACGATCTGGTATACCAGAAGACCACTTTTCAAAGATGTTTGACACAGTGTAGGTGATTGCGTTAGTTGTGCCCGCTTGCATAGCAGTATCACTAATGAAACCTTCAAAGAGGACGTTAGCGTTAGTCACCTGCCCTCTTTCATCCATAGTAGCAATATAACATTTCACATCGCGTCCTACGCAGTTTTCATTGAGTGTCTGCCCAACAAGTGTCATATCAAGTCCGCTTAATGTAAGAGACATTGTACTTGCACTGGTAGTGTTCTCTTCTGTGACACCACCTACATCACCAAGATTACCGACACCAACGAATGTCTGCCCATCAATGGATAATACACCAGTACCAGAATGGACTCTTGTTGTTCCAGACTCGAAATAAATTGCGACTGCAATTATCATCGTGACGCTAGGTTGTTCCATAGAGTCCAATAAAGAGTCACTGAACGGACTAAATATCATTTAAAAAGTCTCCTCAAACTCTAACGTGAACGAGTTATTGAATGCAGGTTGACGGGACACACCATTTGTGTTATCAGATAAACGAAACAGTCCAAACGGGTTTTCAGTCTCTATCTTAGCCCCATCAGGTGGAACATTTCTTAACATAGGTGCAAAGTACACCGTAGCAAGACCACTAGCATCACTCCACACATCTTCTGTAACAAGTTTGAGTTCATTGTTGACAGTAATGTAATCACCTTCTTGCAGAACAAGACGTTTAGCGAGCCAACCTCTTGACTGTATCTGTGTTCCGGTATTACTTGCACCTTTGACCACAGGAGTCCCAATTGCCGGGCGTCCCCATCTACCGAAGTCGTGCAACTTTATCATGCCAACCATACCATCCAACTTAGCGATAAGAACTTCTAGCTTTCGGGATTCCCAATCGTCCAAGTTATTAAATTTAAGACTCGCCTTCCAACGTGATCCTGGATATCCTACAACCTGTGAAGCCCCGTTGAAGGGGCTTGTAAATTTTACAGAGTTAGATACGAGATCCCAGTCCATCGTAGAAGGTCTTAAGGCTTCAGGCCAGGTTAATATCGCCATCTTTACCCCAACGCTAATTTTCTGATTGATCCACGGTTAGCAAAGTCTTGGAGTACCATGTTATAACCTTGCTGGGCGCCATCTCTCGCAGCTTGCTGAACTGCACTTTTCAAAGCTGCATCACCATTACCCTGGATATTAAAGTTCTGGTTAATGATAACACCCCCACCCGAATTATTGCCAGTATTTGATTGACCCTTCATAAAGTTAGTAAAGTCCGCGTTCTGTTGGGGGCTAAGAACTCGTTCACCTTTGTTCAGAAGCCACGTACCCTCTTCTGGAACGTTCGCTATACCATCGTGAGCCATACCAGTAAGAGCGACACTAGACAATGTCGAGATAATGTTAGCACCAGCGGCCGCAATAGTTGCGTAGTTGGCCATTTTCTGCATCGGTGTCAGTGCTGTCGGGTCAGCTAACACCTGCGACAGTGCGGTAGTGATACTTAACATCGACTGTGCAATACTGAACGATTTAGACAGTGCGAACATAACCCTGTAAGCACCACTAGCATCATCACCAGCAGCCGCCATAATTGTGGTCATTGACCCAGCCATAGAGCTTAGACTTTCAATGTAAGCCATTGCTGTCTGGTTCTGTGCGAGCATCTGCTTCTGAGCGTACTTCAACTGAATGTCATGTCGTATGCGCTCATAGTTTTCTTTGATAGCTGTTAGTTGCTCTTCTTTACCAGTAGCTAATTCAATCGCTGTTTCATACTGGGATTTAAGTGTTGCAAGTTCAGCAGCTTCTTGATCCGCAGCTTGTCCAGCGGGGTTCAACTCGGATTGCATCTGCGCACGTTTTGTATAATAATCCGCTTGCAGATTTAATCTAGCCGTATATGCCTGTTGCTCTGTCAATAAACCAGCTTCGAGCAACTGGTTTATTTCTTGCTGGGCTTCTTTGTATGCACGCACCATTGCAACGCCTGGCTTATACTGCTCCGCCAGTTCTGCACGTTTCAAATCGTACTTACGCTGGATGGCAAGTAATGCGTTCTGTAATTCTTCTTCTGATGCTTTAGCTCGTTCAGCTTTATCGCGAATAGCACGAACTTCGGCTTCTTGCTGTAAGTTAAGACGCTGTAGACCAGTAGCACCACGCGCTTCCACACGCTCATATGCTTTATCCCATTGTTCAGCATAACGTGCGGCAGCTTTGCTGTCTTTCTTATTCTGACGCTCTTTTTCTTGCTGTTCATGGATCTTCTTCTGAGCATCGTAGTTCTTTCCAGATAAATTGAGAAGTTCAACTAGTCCTTGTTGCTCATCTGTTAATACAGCAGTTGCGTCAGCATGTCCGCTGATATAGTTCTTAATGAACTTTTCGTTTTCTTTATATTTCTTGCCGAGAGCTGTCTGAGCATCTTTCAGGATACTTGCTTGTCGTGCATGTCCAGACATCTTCAATTGAGCGACATCTAACTCATTATTTTGAGCCTGAATTGCACTCACTAACTCCTGTGAACGACCAGCAGCAGAACTGATGTTAATAGTTAATTGCTCGTTTTCTGCTTTGAGTGCGTCAGTGTGACCCATTACAGCAGCAGTTAAATTGTTCAGTACAGTCGTTAAGTTGGATTTAACTTGTTGTGCTTTTTGCTCAAGAGTAGATATTTCACCAATCTTAATAGCAACGTCACCTTCTAACTCCTTACGGTCTTTAGTGAGTCGGTTATACTCGCTTGTTCCTTCAGTTGCTTCAGCTTGATAACGCGTTACTGTGCTAAGACGGTTCTTTAATTCAGCCAACTCTCTGTTTTCAGCGGCAATCTGTTCGTCCAACGTAATAGCGGCACGTTGCAACTGAACACTAAGAGCTCGTTGCTGTTCAAGAGTTGTTTCCTTTAACTTGTTCTTTAAGTCTTCCTGAGAAGATGCAAGGTTCTGTGCATCTTGAACAGCTTGTTTACTGTTTTGACTCCACATGAACCATGCGGCAGCAGCCAATGTGACCACACCTACAGGTCCACCCATCAGTCCCATTACAGTCCGCAAGCCGGTCATGGTAACAGTAAGCACACGGGACGCTACAGTCGCGGCAGCCATACGCGCCTGCATGGTAGTCTGGGCAATAGCAACCGCTTCCGTAGCTTCGCGTACCTGCCGCGTATTCTGCATGTATGCGTTGAGTGTCGCTATACCTTTATAATACGTTTGGTTGGCTTGCAATGCTGCCTGAATCTTGGTGCGCTCGGCTGCAACCTGTGCTAACGTTGCTTGTGCTTCGTTATAGCGAGCTACTGCGGATCGTGTGATACCATCAATAGTCTTAATGTTTATAGCCGAGCTACTTGCCTGTATTGCATTGAGCTTGATGAATGCTGCAATTTGTGCGGCCAGGGCAGTGATCATTCGACCGCCAACAATAGCAGCAACACCGATTGCCGTATTAGACAGCAAGGTGAGGTGATCTGTAGCAGTTTCGATCACAGCACCCATTGAATTGACCACAGTTTGTACTGAGGTCGACGTTCCCGCGAACTTGATTAAGTTGTTGTTCGCGATCTCCATTCGTTGCGAGAACGTTGGTATCGTACGAGCAAACTCATCATTAATAGTTGATGCAGCTTTAGAAATGGAGTTAATAACAACGTCTGCGGTCAATTGTCCGGTGTTAGCCATCTGCCGAAGACCAGCAGTACCGACACCAAGACCATCTGCAATCATCTTACCAAGACGAGGAGCCTGTTCCATTACAGAACGGAATTCGTCCCCACGTAACACACCAGATTGCAGACCCTGTGAGAACTGGATAATAGCAGCAGTGGATTCCGCAGTGGTCGCACCAGAAACAATCATTGCCTTGTTAATTGTTTCAGTGATTTGAGCGACCTGCTTACCAGTCACGCCATACTGGTTCAGCGAACGTTCCATACGAGCATAAAGAGTTGACGTAGCTTCTAGGCTCGTACGAGTTCTTTGAGCGATACCAAATACGCGCTCTTGGATATCAACCATCTGCTCGTTTGCAGAGTTGGCGTTAGCCAGTTTGTTTGTAACGTCCAGCCACGCATCCGATAACTTAGCAAGCCCACCGACGTAGGTTGTCAGTGTGGTTACAGTCATTACCGTATAGATTGCACTAATAGCATGATGAAATGCGTCAGCACTTGTAGCCGCACGTTGAAAACCATTCTCCATACGCGAGCTGACAGTCTCAACTCTTACACCTGCCGCTTGCAAGCGTCGCAGTGCTGTTTCAGCATTCTGGATACCTTCAGCACGGACTCTAATGACGATGTCAGCTGCATCAGCCATTATTTACCTCCTTTATTATTTGATTGAGCGTGTTCTATAAGTTCTTGTTGACGCCTAATATCAAACGCTTGTCGTTCAAGACAAATCTGTCGAATTAGTTCACGCTCTCTGAAATCAAGTTCTACACCTATATAATCTTGCCAGGCGTTAAATTCGCTGTAACTGAATTTATCACCATTATAAAAGTCAAGAAATAGCTTGTAAATGTATCTGAGTTCGTGCGGTACGGAGCTGGATTCGTACTTTGCTAGTAAGGAGGGAGTCTTACCAGTGACTTTTTTAACGTGCTGGAGATGTTTAATTGTTGGAGTCTTACTGCCCGCTGGACAACTGTGCAATTGCCATTCGAGCAGTAAGTGATCAATTAGCTTTTCGCGAGATCTTAGAAAAAAAGGGAATCTTGCGCTGCCAGACGATTAATGTCGTCATATGCAAACGGGTTATTATTAAAGAACTCCATGAGGTTGTCTTCGTTACATTCCTCTTCGAAGCTCCACGAAGCAACCAGCTTACAGAACGCTCGCATATTGATATCATCGAGCATGTCTTTATCAATCTTTTCAAAAGATCCGTTAGCAACGACAAGCGCACTAATCTGACGTTGTGCTTTTAAATCCGCTTGACGGAATTCTTCGCTGTGGCGGTTACGAATTTTCAGCCAATGACCTGTATCGCCCTGTCCTGGAAAAACAAGCGGGTAATGCAGCAGCGGAGCGTTTTCTAATTTCTTTTTCAGGTTAAAGTCACGGAAAGATGCACTAACAGCTTTCTTTGCAACTTCAGTAGATACTTGTTTGTTTTCTGAAGACATAATCGTTCCTTAATAAAACGGGGTTTACACCCCGTTCCAATTATTAACCAGCATTAACAGCAACCAGGCAAGGTGTGCTCGGTATGGTACGACCGTGTGAATCTGTTACTTCACACACATACTGACCGGCATCTGCTTCCTGTGCGTTAGATTTAGTGTACGTCGCTTGTTTAGCATCTGGAATAACAACACCACCTTTCTTCCACACGTAGGTATAAGGTTCTGCACCACCTTTGACCACAACTGAAAGTGTTAGTGCCTGGCCTTTAGTGATCGTCTTGTTGCCGGTAAGATCCGTCGTGAAAGACATCGGAGGAAGTTTGGTAATGCGAATGCTGTAACCTTCTTCCTGATCCAGCAGACCAGTATAACTCATGTTCAGCATAATATCGCCTTCGCCATCGATTGGACGCGGAGCTTCCGTGATCTTGATACGTGGCATACTGAAACGATAGCCAGCACCAGTTGTCCCGTCCAGGATATCGATAGTCAGGTCACTTTCCTGTTCGTTCAGGAACTTACTACGCAGTTTGTTATCTTCGTAGTAGGCGGTCAGTGTACCACTGATCTGACGACGTTTAGAGCTTGGCTTGATAGAGAACTTGGAACCAACAACGAAGCGAGGCTCAATGCCGTTCTCAAGGTTAATTGCCATCTCAGTAATAACATCAACAGACACATCACCCATAGTCAGCTTACCAGAGAAGCCATCCATAGGGGAGGTGGTTGTACGAGTACCTTTAGTCAGACCAGATGGAAGAGTAGCTGCCTGTTCCATTGCACGACCAACGATACCAAATTCCACGCTGGTGATAGCTTCAGCACTTACAGTGATTGCAAGACTGTTAACTTCACAACCGCGATAGATGGTATACGGGAAGTCCGGAATGTCTGCGTTATAGTCGATAAAGGTAAAAGACTGGCGCTCGATGCTTGCGGTCAACACTTCACCCGCAAACGTACCACGTAATGCACCACCCAACAGGTCATCAAATGTCTCATAAGACAGTTCACCCGTTGCTGTACCTTCTACGTGACGAGCACCAAGACGGAAATCCGCCACTTCCGCGTCATCTCGAATTTCTTCAGATTGCAGAGTAGCGATTTTAATATCAAGACCCGATTTAGTAGCACGAAAGACCTTCAGAGTTCCGCTAGACGGAGTGACACCGGAGGTCTGTTCTTTGATGTAATAGCTACTATAACGTGAACCTTCAGCCATCGTTATATCCTCTGTTTAGGCTCACGTGCGAGCCAGTAGATTGTTACATATTGAGCATCCCAAACACCTTCAACACCACCGCGAGTGAAGTCTGCAATTGACGTTTGCCCACCTTGAGAAAACGTCTTTCTTGTCAGTCTTAACATACAGCCGTCCGGTGCCTGGAGCTGTCTTGGTACACTAAAGATTTTACTCACATGTCCAAGAACAGCATTAGATTCTTCAATACCAGTATTCAGCTGTGAATATACACCAATCTGTAAAAACCCACGCATTTCATTATCGCCATAAGGGCCTAACGTTACAGGGTCTTCACTGGATGGGGTATTGATGATCTTTAACCACACTTTAAAGCCGCTGGCATCAAATGTCAAGTTCTTCCACGCCATAGCGTGTGACATTTCAGCATAGTTATTCACTAAATGTGATTTCAGGGTATCTTCGACCCATTGAAACGGATACGGGATCATTTATCAAAGCTCCCAAGTTTAAATCCACTGAATGCTTGTCCACCTCTTGCGATGTTCTTACGCAACATACCGTTCGGGGCCTGCTTACTGTAACCCTCATATTCAATCTTTTGAGCATAAGGTTTACCGTTACCAAAATAAATATCCCAATCTTGATGGATTGGGAGATATCTTATTTTAGTAAACAATCTTTGTTTCGTAGCAGCTCCGGACGGGTCTTCCGGTAGATTGTCCTGAATAAGGTCTGGTGATTTCTGTATTTGCCAACTTCCGCGTAATCCACCGTCCTTAACAGGAGTGTCATCAACAACAGCACTAACGAAGCCATAAAGTCTTTGTTTCACCTCACCTGCGGCTTTTTGCATAGCTCTTAATTGAGCACTGGTAAATTGATCACGGAAGCTCTTCTTAGCCATTAGGAACCGACCTTAACGTAACTAATGATTGTAGTTCCACCCGCACCGATAGGCTCAACTGCATTGACCGTAAACGAGCGACCTTTGTGGTCAATAAATTTAAAACCAATGCAGTCTTCTAGACTAACACCTTCAGGTTCGTAGGTAATGAACACTTTTTCACCTTGAAGGATTATGCTACCGTTTACGTTAGTCTTTGACTGTTCGTCATAGAACAAACGTAGTGGTATTTCCTGTTCCTTAAAAGTCGGAGCCCAGGGCTTTGATTCACTTCCCTCTTCTTTTACTTTGACAATGAGTGTTCCATCGAAACCAATTTCTTGGTCGTTCAACATCTCATGTGCCATTGCAATAAACTCTGAAGCAATTGTCATCGTATTACTCCTTGTGATCCAGAGCTTCGCAAGTAGTCATTTATCAAAGCCCAGAAACGTGGATGTGGTGTTGCGCTTTCTAACACAGCACTCTGACCGACTGCGTATTCAAGTGTCAGTGGACCAAGAACACGCTTTTTCAGTGCGTAGTTGGTACTGTTACTTAATAACGGCTTACCGCTCTGCACCGTATCCGCGACCAGTTGGGCCTGTGCCCGCTTAATCGCTACAGGTATGGTGTTACCTGGAATCTCCACACCGTCGCTGTATAAGCCGCTGCGCGGGAATTGTAGCTCCTGATCTTGGTTGGTGCGCTTACCCTTATAGCGGTTAAGGCTCTCCATAAAATCCATCGCATTGATAAGCATAGGTTTCAGCTTATCCTCTGCGGGAACCTTAACTCCACGGTCTTCTAAATACTGCGTAGCATATTCAACATCAATATAGCTATTTGCATTAGGTACACAAGACCCATCTTCAACAATGATAGTCACAGCCATATGCACCTCAAGCGATATCTATTGTAGCATTAAGAATTTGACCGTCTGCGCTTATAATTTTAATGTCATATCTTGCAGCGGACGATTTGTTGATTGTAAAGGTCTGCAAGTCAAACTGGTTTTGTGAAACTAGTTCTTTATCTTTAAAGACCTGTACAACGTAAGGCGTCTGGCCATTCTGCCACGTCATAACGTAATCAGTATCTACGACACCTGTCGACGGGGGCGGCGTTACCCACCCCAGGACACCGCTTACAGGGTTCAACGTGGCATCTCGACGACGTCTGTTACGTTGCATCATATGAAACAAGAACTTTTTGTCTGTTCGAAATGCCATATGTCACCTTAACGAGTGCGGATACCGTTACGAACAACCATACGAGGTTGATTGACCACATGTGGTACTTGAGCCATCTGGTCGCGGAAAGATGCTAACGTGTGAGCCAGCTCTGTCTTAGGCTTACGGCGTTCAATTTCGGTGTTGACTTTTGCGTACAGTTTAGCACGAGCTTCAACAAGTTCGTTCATTGCAGATAACATTTGGTTGTCCGCATTAACTTGTTCTAAAAGATCTTTCTCGTGCTGTTTCAGTTCTTCAACAGAAACAGTGTCAAAGTCAATAACCGGAATATCTTGCAACATCGCCTTAACCGCGTCACTGACGTTAATGTCGAAAGCTACTCGCGCAGTGACAAGTGATTTACCGTTAACAGTTTCCTTGTCTGCTTCAATCTTAGATAAGGACTCATATTGTGCATTGTCGGTATCTGCAACAACTTCCGTCTGTTCGGTTTCCTGCATGGAGGAAGTGTCATGCTTTTCTTCATGTTCGACGTCCTCAATTACAGGATTTGAACGAGTGAACCCAGGCGCAACAGAATTGACATCTTCTCGTGTGATAGACGGGCCAACTGTAAACTTCAGTGCTTCAATTTTAGGCAGACCATCGGCAGTCCAATGATTGTCGTTCTCAACATTGAGTTTACGAAGCCCTTCAATGATCTTGTCTTTCATCATTCATTCCTCAAAATAAAAGGTGTTACAAGCGAAGTGTAACACCCTTTAAAACATCTAGCAATTTAACGTTTACTCTACAGAAGCAGCAGACCAGGCTTGCGTTAATGCAGTTCCCGTAACTTCTGTCCCATAACTGTCTTCAACGGTACAGTTGACACTGAACGTTTTACCCAGCATACCTTCTGGAGCTGTACCAGAAATCTTAGCTTTATTAACGTCTGTGTTTTGAAGGGATAACGCATCACCAGTTCCAGCAGCAATCTTGAACTTATAAATATAAGAACCGTCATCTGCGGGATCTACTTCTTTAGCACGAATATAGAAAGTCAGCGGTGTACTTACTTTCATAAGACCAGCAGGGATTGTATCCTGCCAACCACTTTCACCATCAGCTGAATACTGAACTTTACCTACAGTCTTAATTTTCTCTTTAGGTGTTGCATCCGAACCGTGACGTTCGTGGCGTACATAACGACGATGTCTTGAGTGACGTTGATAACGCATGTTTCCTCCTAACAAAAAAGGGACCATATAGGCCCCTTTAATTACATGGCTAAAGCATTAAGCATGTTCGCGAGTGACCAGGCGAGCAATCTTAATCTGTTTACGCTCAGGGAATACACGAGCCCAGTTGGTAGCAGTCTTCAGAGCGGCGTTATCCGGACCACCTTCAGCGGCAGTACCAACCCATGCGTGACCGACAGGGTGAATGATGTTTTCCCAGCGGTGGAACAGGATTTCAGAACCACCACCTTTGTAGGATGCAGGTTTACGTTCGGTTTCAACAGGAACTTTCGGTGAACCAACACCTAACTGGAATGCACCACGACCAACCAGCCAGGTTTCGTACTTACCGTTATCGTGAGGCATCATATCATCAACGATAACTTCACGGCTCATGTAGGTCGGGATCATTACTTCAGCACGAGCATCCGGGATGAAGTCGATCAGGTTCATAAGCTGCATACGCTGGTAGACCACACTGTGAACCATCATCATGGACAGCTCGTTCAGGGAGTCACCCATAGTACCAGCAGCCAGGATAACACCAGCCGGGTTGAAGTTAGTTACACCGTCAGTGAAAGATGAACCAGAGATATCGTGGGTCATATCGTTCTGAACGTGAGTAGACTTCTTATCACCGGAACCAGTCGGAGCAGCGGCGTTCATAGCAAACACACCACTTACAGTCGCAACGAATGCACGTTGCAGACGGCTCTGACGGTAGCTTGCCACCAGATTGATGATAGCATCCAGCGGGTCAGGGGAGATTAAGCTGTCCAGCAGGTCTGCAGAACCCCAGGAATGGTTACGGGACAGACGGATCTGAATTTCACGCCCAGATTTGATACCACCAGGAGTAGAATCAGTTGCATCGCTTGCACTTGAAACGTTTTCTTCGTCACGATCCAGGTCTTTGAAGAAACGCTGGTTAAAGGTAGTACCTTCACCCATCAATGCAGCGTTCAGACGTTCAGAGATCTCAATAGCACCAGACTGAATCAGTCGGGACTTTTCAGTCGTGCGGTTCTGCACATACGGTACAAAGATTTCTGGAACGATAACATCTGCAAGTTCAGTGATCGCACCACGACGAACAGCAGACAGAAGAATTGAATTGGTAGCTCGCAAATTAAGCATCGGAGCTGACAGAATTTTAGACATGGTAGTCTCCGCAAAGTTAATCGATTTACTTTGGAACTCTACCGCCGTGGGAGGCTCCAATAATCCTTGATTGATCGGAGCCCGTGCTCCGGTTGATGTAAAACTAACACCAACCGGAGGGAGTGTCAACAAATTTTATTATTTTTTAACTGGACGTACTGGACGCTTCAAGTCCACGCCAGCCATGGCTGCCAAACGGCCTGCTTTTTCAGGGTTTTCACGCAGAATTTTACCCTGCTCAGTAAGGTTCCAACCTTCAGCACTCCACGGGTTCTTACCAGCGGCGCCAGGATTACGGGAACCACCAGCACCACCGCCAACGTTTCCAGGGAACCAATGAGGTTTCTTATCCTGAATGTCCTGTAACCACATTTCTGGTGTGATACCTGGCGTTACACCCACACCGTCGCGGGTAACAACCTGACCGTCTTCGGTGAGCTCAAACAGGCGAGAACCAATCAGCTCAACGTCGTCAATAGCTTCCGTGATCACTTTAGCAGACATTGCAGCCTTGCTCAGTGCGCTCTTAACGATGCGGTTCTTCTCTTTTGTGGTCAACTCTTCTACTTGTTTCTCGTAGGTAGAAAGTTTGTTTTTCAGCTCGTCACGTTCACGCTCAAGCGGAGTTAGCTTGTTACGGATGCGCACGTTAATGATCTGCTCCAGCTTCTCGTCATCAACTTTATCCGCACGCAGTTTAAGCTCTTCGTATTCCGCGTCGCGCTGTAAAAGCTCGTCAATATCACGTCCGTTCAGCTTACTTAGCTTACTCTTGACCGCTTTATGATCGTTGCGTTCTTTTTCAAGTGCGGATTGCAACCTGTCAATATTCTGTTTGCCGCCACCCTTTACACCAGTGAGGATCCACTTATCGCCTTCTTGGGAATAATACTCACGCGCGTTTTCCGGGATTTCGTCTTCAGAATTATATTCAAGTTCCAATGCACCAAAACGAGGCATGGACTGGAAGAAGCCAGCGGAATAAGCTACCGCTAGATGAATGTGATACTTGTTCATAAAATTCTCCATTGTGGACCGTTCCACTAAAAAGCGCGATAGACCGTTCTACCGCGCTATAAAGACTAATACATCATTAAGAATGAAGCAACTATTTTTTACTCACACCTTTACTTATTGGCGTTTTCATTCCCCGTTTGTTCTCCAGTTGTTTGCTGGATTTGGTTCTGGTCATTCTTAACTTGAGGTAGGAGGAATGGATATTCTTCGCGCTCTTTCTCAAGTCGTTTCATCTCCTCTTCAAACGTCAAAGAGGTCATTCCCTTATCCTGCAACCAGTTGTGCATAGACTCAGCACACAACGGAGCACCAAGATTCTTAGCAGTCTGTACCTGCACCAGTTCCTGACCTTCGATGTTAGCTTTGCTGAAGTCAAGGTTAGGTGTAACTTTAACTTCTTCAGGATTAAGACCCATCCATATAGCACAGATACGAAGGATTTTTTCTAATGCAGCAGCACCAGTCTTAGCGATACCGACCAATGAAGCAGTCTTAGTGATAAGACGTGTTTCCAACGCATCGCCGGACTCTTGAGCAGCACTTTCTGCACTGGTCAAATGTCCAGAGCGAGTCTGAGCGTCTTTATGGTCAGCTTCAAGTGCCTTACGTTGTTCCGGTAAACCTTGTGAGTTAGTGCCAATGTATTTAGCATCACCTTCTGGAGATACATCAATGCGAGCACCAGCACCAACACGAACAGGAGCTTTATCATCAATTGAGTCACTGTTCGTAATACCACCACGAACAACCAGCGTATCCTGGCTCTGCATAAACAAAGCCTGTCGATAGTCAGCTTCACCTTGATAGATGGAAATACATCTATTTGCCAATGCAAGTAGCGGTGGCTTATCCGGTTCTGGTACTAAGTCCATAGCGTTACAGAATACGAAAGGTATCTGCTCAAGTGGAGTACCTTTATATTGAGGGACTACGACATCAGAGCTTACTTCTTCCGGTTCGTCACCCTCACCAGGAAGCAATTCTGTCATGTACTGCCCGTACACGTAACCGCTATCTGATGGTTCATCTACATTGGCACTTCCAAGAACAAGAACTCGATATTGAACTTTATAAGTCCAATCAAATGAAGTCTTGTCCATTACTTCTTTGGACTCATCTAATACGACTAGGTTAAGATTAAGTGAACCAAGATCATCTTCACCATCGTCCCAGTTCCGTATACTTAACGCCTCGTATACCGCGATGTACGGCAGCGTGTCGCGGGTACTTCCCGCTGGCAGCTCTAACAGAAGGCCAAGACGACCGTCGCGTAGCTGTAGCTCGTTTATGCGGCGTAGCAACTGATCTAAACCTTCGCGCTTGCTGGTAGCAGCTTGACGAAGTGGTTCCATTGCTGAAGGCAACTGGATAATAGCTGCCTTACTATGCAACATACCACCGTGGTTGATTACTGCATCCGCCACATATTCCGGGAACACTGCACGTTCTTTATAATCGTTATAACGA